GACTTGGGTATCATCCGCCCCCATGGCCGTATCGCGTGGCTGGAACTCAAGGCGCCCGGAGGCACTCTCAGCAAAAGCCAGCAAGCCCTCCATCCCCGCGTGCGCGCCCTCGGCCACGCGGTGCATGTCATCTGGGATATTGACCAACTGGTGCTGCTGATTGCACAGTGGAAACAGGAGGATGCCCATGCCTGACAAAACAACCCCGCGCCCGCTGCCCACCGTACTCATAGGCGATACCGTGTTTGTAGCGGATGGCCAGCGCATCACCAGCTTCCCCGACCGCCGCGCCAAGCCGCGCGGGGACGGCGCCTGTATGAGAGAGAGAAACCACCATGCCCAAGAAACCCACCCAACCCAAAAGCAACTGGGATGTGATACCTGCCGACACACCGATGGAGGAAATTGTAACGCGTGTGATGAAAGGCGTCACAACGAAGGCTAAGGGAAAGCGCAAGACTTCCGCTAAGGGTAAGGTCAGGAAACCACCCAAAAAGCAACCACAGGCCGTTACAGGAGGCGGCGGCGTCGCCGAAAAGAATAAGGCGGGACGGCCATGCAGTTTTACACCTCAAGTTGGTGATGCTATTTGCCAAGCCATGATGGAGGGACAGTCACTCCGCGAAATATGTGCGGCCGAGGGCATGCCGGGTATGGCTACGGTTATGCGTTGGCTGGCTGATGGGAACATTGCACTACAAGCTGGCAAAACTGAGGATAATCTTGCTAGATTCCGAGAGCAGTACGCACACGCCCGCGAGGTTCAAGCTGATGTTCTGGCCGACGAGACCATGACGATTGCCGATGACGGGCGCAACGACTGGATGGAGAAGTTCAACAAGGATGGCGAGAGCATTGGCTGGACCGTCAATGGTGAGGCTACGCGCCGCAGCCAGATTCGGATTGATGCGCGCAAGTGGTACGTGGAGAAGCTGAACCCGAAGAAATACGCGCCAATGCAGAAGCACGCGGATGCGGATGGCGAGAAGCTGCCGAGTGGTGAGATAAATGACCTCGACCTCGCGCGGCGGATTGCGTTCGTGCTGGCGCAGGCGCAGAAGAAGGTCTAGTGATGCTTTTGTGCACGCATATTATAATCAATGCCTTAATATCAATTCTCCCGCTAGGAAAACACCCCTTCAATGGCCGTTGAAATGCATAAAAGTCACACCACCAACATTCACCCACTCCAACGCAGCCCAGTGCCAGATGTGGTGGAGATGTTGGAGCGCCTATCCCATCCCGACTAAAAGCCGCCCCAATGTCAGTGGAGACGGGGCGGCGGTTTCGTCCGTTATTTGGCATGGACCCCGGACACAGGGCCTTTCCCAAACAGGCTGAGCAGCCTGCGGCCTTACCCGTTCAGCGTCACCACCCTACAAACAAAAGCCCCCATGTGTCCACGGGGGCTGGGGAGAAAATGGTCAACGGCTGTTGGACTCGCGGCAGGCTGCGGCCTGTTCGCAGGTGAGGTGCGGGCAGTGGCAGTAGCGGCAGTAGTCGAGGTATGGGCGTCGCGGGTCTATCTTGATGCCCGGCTTCGGCGGCAGAGGAAACGGCAGGCTAAGCTGGACTTCAGGGAAAAGCTTGGGTTGCATGTTGGCCTCCATGGCAAGGAAACGGAAGGAAAGAGGATTTGTTTCAGTCTAGACCGTGCGCCACACTGCGCAAATATAAAGCGGCAACATGCTGGAAGCGCGGGCATAAATGTTGAAGAAGCGTGCAAGACCGCCTAGCGTGGGTATATGACCACACTTCTCGACGAACTGCTTGAACGCATCCAGCCTCTCCCTGCCGAAGACAAGGCCAAACTGGCGCAGGACATCGACAAGGCCCTCCCGAAACAGCGATGGTATCCCAACCCCGGACCGCAGATGGATGCCTATCTGTGCGAGGCGGATGAATTGTTTTACGGCGGCCAAGCTGGCGGTGGAAAAAGCGATTTGATTCTTGGGCTTAGCATAACTTCCCACAGTAGAAGTTTAGTTCTGCGTCGCACCAACAAGGAAGCCAGCAAGTTTGTCGAGCGTTACGAAGAAATCCTCGGGAGCCGCGATGGCTTCAACGGTCAGGAAAACGTGTGGCGGCTGGACGGCAAGATTATCGACATCAGCGGTTGCCAATACGAAGACGACAAACAGCGATACAAGGGCATACCTCACGACCTTAAGGCTTTCGATGAAATTAGCGATTTCACCGAGAGTCAATACCTGTTCATCACCATCTGGAACCGCTCGGCTAACCCGGACCAACGCTGCCGTATCGTCTGTACTGGTAATCCGCCGACACGTCCCGAGGGCCTCTGGGTTATCAAGAGATGGGCGGCATGGCTCGACCCCAAGTATCCCAATCCCGCCAAGCCGGGTGAACTGCGCTGGTTCCTGACCATCGACGGCCGTGACACCGAAGTGGACGGACCCGGCCCGCACTTCATCGACGGCGAGTACCGCCGCGCGCGCAGCCGCACTTTCATCCCGGCCAAGCTCAGCGACAACCCCGACCTGTCCTCCACCAACTACGCCAGCATCCTCGACAGCCTGCCGGATGAACTTCGCGCCGCCTACCGTGACGGCCGCTTCGATGCCAACATCAAGGATGACCCGTGGCAGGTGATACCCACCGAATGGGTGAGGCTGGCGCAGGCGCGCTGGCGCAGTGTGCCGCCTGCCGGGGTGCCGATGTGCGCCATCGGGGTGGACGTGGCCCAAGGAGGCGACGATAAAACCGTTTTAGCCCCGCGCCATGACGGATGGTTCGCCACGTTGATTGAAAAGCCCGGCAAGCTCACGCCGGGGGGCGCGGACGTGGCGGGGCTGGTGATTGCCAACCGCCGCGACGAGGCGCACATCGTCATCGACGTGGGCGGGGGCTGGGGCGGGGAAGCCTATGGCCACCTGCGCGCCAACATCAAGCCGGAACTCTGCACTGCCTACATGGGCGTGAAGCAGAGCATGGCGCGCAGCAGCGACAACCAGTTCAAGTTCCTTAATGTGCGGTCTGCGGTCTACTGGCGTTTCCGCGAGGCGCTCGACCCAACCCAGCCGGGGGGCTCGCCCATCATGCTGCCCGATGACAACGAACTGGTGGCCGACCTGTGCGCACCCACCTACGAGGTCAAGCCGGGCGGCGTGCTGGCCATCACGCCCAAGGAGAAGCTGGTCGAACTCATCGGCCGCAGCCCGGACAAGGGCGATGCGGTGGTGATGAGTTGGAGCGCCGGGCCGCGGCTGGCCGAGATGCCGGACGGCAAGTGGCACCGCGCGCCCAGCACCAGCCGCAACCACTCAGGCAGTGTGAAGGTGGTGATGGGGCATGCCGCGCAACGGCGACGGTAAAGTGGCAGGGGCAGAAGGAATCGAACCTCCGTCAGCAGGTTTGGAAGCTGCTGTCTTACCATTAGACGATACCCCTGAATGGTGAGTGCTGGTGGAGTCGAACCACGCGGCATCCGCCCGCGGATTTAGGGCCAACTGCTTTACAGGCAGCCTACGGGAACAGCACCCTTGGTGCCAAGGATGGGGCTCGAACCCATGCGGCTGCGGCTTCAACGCAGTGCTCTACCATTAAACTGAGCTACCTTGGCGGTCGTATAGCGATGGAGACGTGAGAATATCTGGCTTAACGCCAGAAATAGAAGAAGATGCGGGCGCGCAGGCTTTGCATGGAAGCACCTTAGCTAACGTGCCCGCTGCTGTCCAGCGGAATTGTAAAACGGTTCAAGCCGGTGGCCATACCGCTTCATCGTTTCGTCGTAGGCGAGGTCAGCAGCCTTGCGCGCGAACGCCACAGCAACCTGATGAACGGTGGCTTCATCGCCCCGCCTGTTCTCCGGGTCGATGATGAAGCCTATGCGCAGGTCGGCCATGACGATGGTTTCGTGTTGGGCGTGGACGGCTGGCTTGGCACACATATCCATATCCGACATGGCACAGTGCGCGATGGCGAAGGTGTGTTCGCGGCCGGGCTGCGTGTTGTAGACCTTAATTTCCATGGGCGCGTTGCGGCTGCCCACCACCTCGCGCTCCAGTTCGCGGTATTTGCCCATGTAGTAGGCGTGCATGGTGTCGATGTCATGTTCAAGGCGGCAGATGCGGATGGTGTTTTTCTCGATGGCATCGTAGAAGCCGAAGTAGCGGCCAGCAATGCCTTTGAGGTAGCGGTGGATGAGGGACATGGGAGGTTCTTTCTGCTTATTGGCGAAACTGGCGCGGCCTGTGGGACTTGAACCCACGACATCATCGTTGACAACGATGCGCCTCTACCACTGGGCTAAGGCCGCTTGGTCTGGGAAGCTGGACTCGAACCAGCGGTCTCCTGCGCCCAAGGCAGGCGGGATACCGGCTTCCCTATTCCCAGTTTTGGCTCTCCCGTATGGCCGGGAGCACGTCTTTCGTCGCGTTTCCCTACTTTGGCGTTTGGCCCGTGGGTTACTTTGCCGTTCCGGTACTTTGCTCGGAAACCTTGGGCGCTTCCTGTGCATCTTGGCGCGCCCGTACCTCAAATCGCCCCCGAGATGAAAGGATTGGGGCTGGCACAGAAACTCTGGTAGCGCAGGGCGGACTCGAACCGCCTGCTTCAGGTTATGAGCCTGACGTGGTGACCCTTCCACTACCGCGCAACATGCGTGGTGAGATTAACCGAGGCCGACACCACGCATCACCAAGCTGAAGGAAGGCCGCATTTTCGTCAACTCATTTGTGCAAAACCTGAACACAAATGCACGATGGCCTGCCTTGTGCTGCGAAACCATGCACGGAAGACGACGGGTGGCCCTCACGGCGATTGTTGAAACAACGCGCTTATCCTACTGTGAACACAAGATATAGGAGGTTATTACATGAGCGGTTTGATTAAGAATGTTCCGATTGTAGGAGGCTTGCTCAGCGGTCTCCTGAAGACCCCACAGGCGCCCACACCCGCGCCGACTCCAGCCGCTCCCGTGGCACCTGCGCAGGATGATGTTGCTCTGATGGCTGCCCGCAAGCGTGCTGCCGCGGCCCTCCAAAACCGCAGCGGTCGCGCCAGTACCATGCTCTCGACCGGTGATACCACCGGCTCGAATAAGCTCGGCGGTTAGGATACAGGAACCGCCGCATGGCCGACACACGCGTCAAGAGTCTCATCCAACAGGGCGACCATCTGTTCAGCAAGCGCATTACGCTGATGAGCCTGTGGCAGGAGATTGCCGAGAACTTCTATGTCGAGCGTGCCGACTTCACTGTGACCCGCAACCTTGGCGTGGACTTCGCCGCCAACCTGATGACCTCGATTCCGCCGATGGTGCGCCGCGACTTGGGCAATACCTTCTCCACCATGCTGCGGCCTTCCGATGAGATATGGTTCGAGGGCCGCGCCGAAGACGATGCCAATAACGAGATTCAGGACGCCGATAACGACAGTTTGCGCTGGCTTCAGTGGATGAGTGGCGTGATGCGCCGTGCCATGTATGACCGCAAGAGCCAGTTCGTGCGCGCCACCAAGGAAGCCGACCACGACTTCGCCGCCTTCGGACAGGCGGTCCTCAGCGTCGAGGTCAACCGCCGCGACAATACCATGCTCTACCGCTGCTGGCACTTGCGCGATGTGGCGTGGTGCGAAAATGCCTACGGAGAAATCGACACGGTTCACCGCAAGTGGAAACCCACCGCCCGCGAACTGGTGAATGTCTTTGGTGCCTCGCGTGTGCATGCCAAGGTGCTCAAGCTTCTCAACGAGAATGACGGCAAGAACGCCTACACCGAAATCAACTGCCGCCACATGCTCATTCCCGCAGACATGTACGATTTCTCCGATGATGAGAAGGACCGTTTCGGGTTGGGCAAGTTGACCCGCGCCGGGCGCCGGGATGCGCCGTTCGTGTCCATCTATATCGACGTGGACAACCAGCACATCATGGAAGCCACCCCCCAGTGGGTCTTCACCTACGTCATTCCGCGTTGGCAGACCGTGAGCGGCAGCCAATACAGCTTCAGCCCCGCCACCACGATTGCACTGCCGGAGGCGCGCCTGATGCAGAGTGTGACCCTCACCTTGCTGGAAGCCGGTGAGAAAGCCGTGAACCCGCCGCTGATTGGTGTGGCTGAAGCCCTGCGCGGAGACCTCGACATCCGTGCCGGTGGCTTCACTGCCGTGGATTCCGAATACGACGAGCGCCTTGGTGAGGTGCTGCGTCCCCTCACCCAGTCGGCAGCGGGCAACCTCAACTTCGGCGTGGCCCTCCAGCAGCAACTGGTGCAGACGCTGAAGGAAGCGTTCTTCATCAACAAAATCCAGCTTCCGCCGATTGAGCAGAACATGACCGCCTTTGAAGTGGGCCAGCGTGTGCAGGAGTACGTACGGCAGGCGCTGCCGATTTTCGAGCCCGCCGAGCAGGAATACAACACCCGCGTCTGCGACGTGACCTTCGACCTGATGATGCGCGAGGGTGCCTTCGGCAGCTACGGGATGATTCCGCCTGCGCTGCGCGGCAAGAACGTGCGCTTCAAGTTCACCAACCCGCTGACCGAAACCAGCGAGCGTGCCAAGGGCCAGAAGTTCCTCGAAGCCGTGCAACTGGTGGCGCAGGCTGCCTCGGCCGACCCCGGCGCGGCGCAGATTGTCGATGTGCGCGCCGCCCTGCGCGACAGCCTCAACAACATCATCCCCGCCAAGTGGATGCGCAGCGATGATGACATGAAGCAGATTGAAGCGCAGCAGGCCCAGCAGCAGCAGGAGCAGCAGATGCTGGCACAGCTTCAGCAGGGCGCGCAAACCGCGCAGATGGTCGGCGATGCCGGTCAGTCTCTGGTGAAGATGCAAAATCCGCAGGTGATGTAGCATGCCCAAGACCAAGGACATCACGCTGCCCTCCGTGCTTACGCCGGTGGAATGGGCGCTGGCCGATGCCTCGGCCGCACAGGCGCTGGAGCGGGGCGAGGCCACCGCCGACCAACAGCAGCGCTTCATGGCGTGGCTGATGCACCGCGCCTGCATGTTCAACGATATGGAGTTTCGCACTGGGCCGGACGGTGACCGGGAAAGTGCATTTATGGGTGGCCGCCGCTTCGTTGCGTCGCAAGTACGCAAGCTGCTGCTGGTGGACATCGCCAAACTACAGGAGAGAGAAAATGGCTGACGAACCGAATAACCCGACACCGCCCGCAGAGGGCGCCCCTAATCCCGCACCGGCCGCTGATGCCGGTGCGGGTGACAACAACCCGGCACCTGCCGCCGAGCCTGCGCTGCTCGATGATGCTGGTGATGGCGACGGCACGCCTCCCGCGGCTACCCCCGGCGCATGGCCGGAAACGTGGCGCGACATGATGGGTGACGGCAACGACAAGCTCAAGAACGTGCTGGCGCGCTTCAGCAGCCCCAAGGCCGTGGCCGAGGCATTGCTCGCCACCCGCCAGAAACTGAGCAGTGGCGATTACAAGAAGGGCCTTGGCGAGAATCCCACGCCGGAGGAACTGGCCGTCTACCGCAAGGAAAACGGCATCCCCGATAAGGCAGAGGATTACGATGTGACTCTCGACGGAGGCTTGGTTCTGGGCGACGACCAGAAGCCCTACATCGACGGATTCCTGCAACAGATGCACGCCATCAACGCGCCGCAGGGCTTCGTCAAGCAGGCGCTCGCCGCCTATGCCCAGAACGTGCAGCAGGCACAGGAACAGCAGTTTGAGCGCGATGAGCAACACCGCGTTGAGAGCGAAGACAAGCTGCGCAGCGAATGGGGCAATGAGTACCGCGCCAACCTCAACGGCGCCACCGCCCTGCTCGACACGCTGCCGGAAGGCTTCAAGACCGCGCTGCTCACCGCCCGCGACGGCGAGGGCAACCTGCTGCGTACCAACCCAGAGGTGGTGCGCACGCTGAGCCAGCTTGCCACCCAACTCAACCCGGTGGCCACGGTGATGCCCGGTTCCGGTTCCAACGCCCAACAGGCCATGGAGACCGAAATCGAAACCATCCAGAAGGAAATGGGCAACCAGCACAGCGAATACTGGCGGGGTCCGAAGGATGCGCAGGGACGCACCAAGATGCAGGCGCGCTACCAGCAACTGCTCGAAGCCAAGGAGCGTGCGCGTTAAATGCCGTAAGATTAGGCATTTAACCAAGGAGGCGCTTGACGCCTCCTTTTCGAACTCCGTACTGTCGAATTAACAAGGTCATGGCTTACTTGGCGGTTCCGCCAACCCCATGACCGAGGCACAACCACCTACATGCAACGGCCCCGCGCCAACAGTGTAAGTGGCAGCCCCGCGCAAGCGGCCTACCTGCCTACCACTCCATCCCTGCGGACTACCCCACGCTGCGGTAACAAACCGTAACCAATGGAGTATATTGAGATGTCAGACACTGCATTTCAGACCCAGTACCGGCAGGAGTTCATCGCCGGTTTTGAAGCGGGCTCTTCGTTGCTGCGTAACGCCGTAACGACCGAGGCCGTTATCAAGGGCAACCAAGCTGTCTTCCTCGTCGCCGATTCCGGTGGCGCCGAAGCCGTGACCCGTGGCGTGAACGGCTACATTCCGGGCCGCCCCGACAACCTCACGCAGAACACCTGCACGCTGACCGAGTGGCACGACCGCCCGGAACGCACCAGCTTCAACATCTTTGCCAGTCAAAGCGATGGGAAGCGCATCATGCAGATGACCAGCATGAAGGTGATGAACCGCAAAATCGACAAGACCATTCTTGCCGAGCTTGCCAACGGCACGCAGGACACCGGCACCGCCGCGACCGCGTCCACCATCCTCGCCAAGGTGATGACCGCCATCGCCGGTCTCGGCAACAACGCCGTGGCCAACGACGGTAATCTGTTCGCTGCGGTCACCCCCGGCTTCATGATGAGCCTGATGACCCTGCAACAATTCACCAACTCTCAGTGGGTGGACCGCAAGCCGATGCCCGGCAATGACGGGGGTTTCACCGACCGTGAAGGCTACGTCGAGTGGATGGGCATTAAGTGGATTACCAGCAACCTGTTGCCCGGTATCGGCACTAGCACGGCGTCGAACTTCGTGTTCCACCGCAATGCCATCGGCCATGCGGTCAACACGGGCGGTATCGACACCTTCGTCGGCTATGACGGCCGCGAAGACCTTAGCTACTGCCGTGTGAGCGCGTTCATGGGGTCCAAGCTGCTGCAAAACAGCGGTGTTGTGAATATCCAGCACGACGATACGGCCTACGCCCTGAGCTAAGCCAAGGATGAGGGCGGCGCAAGCCGCCCGCACCCTCAACCTTAACAACTGAAGGATTACGAACATGGCTTACGCCACTTCCAACCCTCCGATTCTGGTGCGTCACGGCGTCGCGGCCAAGGGCCAACGCTGGGTCTACCAGAGCACCGATAATGCCAGCACCGTGGCTGGCAGCAAATACTTCAGCAATGGTCAGGCCCTCGGCATGAAGGTCAACGACATCGTTGAAGTCACCGACACCGACGCGTCACCGGCTGCGGTAACGTTCCATATCGTGACCGCTGTTGCGTCCGATGGTGTAACGGTCAGCGCCGGTAGCGATGTCGGCATTGCCGCGTCCTAATAGCGCGGATGACGAAAACGGCGCACAGACCCGCTCTCTCCGGTCTGTGCGCTTTTTCTTAAACAGGAGAGAGAAACAGGAGAGAGACCATGTCAACAACCCCCACTACCCCCAAGAACGGCAACACCCGCGCCCCCGCGCCGGTGGTTAATGCCGAAGTCTATCAGAAGCAGGAAATGCCTGCGGCCGCCGCGCCAACGCGCCGCGTTCCCAAACTCAACATCACCAAGCTTGTCCTCGCCGAGTTCCGGCGCGCCATCCATTTTGCCGAGCCGGAAGATGGCGTAACCGCCAAGGATATGTTGGAACCCTCTTACTGGGCCGATGTGTCCAACAAGTTGCGCGCCCTTGACCGCATCGAGGCGCTTGCCGCCGATGGCAGTTGGTTCGCCGAGTTCATCGTGCTCAATTCCGGACGTCTGTGGGCCAAGGTCGAGATGCTGCGCTACATCGAACTGAAGTCCAACGCCGAAGTCAGCGGTGGCGACCCCGAGTTCGACGTGGTGTGGCGCAACCCCCACCACAAGTACGGCGTGATGCGCCGTGCCGACAAATCCCTCCTGAAGGAGGACTTCCAGACCAAGGAAGAAGCGGCGCGCTGGCTTCAGGAACACCTGCAATCCATCGCCCGCTAAACAGGAAAGGTAAGCCATGGCCAACGACAAGCTCTCCATCTACAACACTGCGCTCACGCAGTTCATTGGGACGCGTAAGTTGGCCAGTCTTACGGAAAACCGCGAGCCACGGCGCATCCTTGACGACATATGGGACTTCGAGTTCGAGAAGTTCATTCTGGAGCAGGGCCTGTGGAACTTCGCCATCCGGACGGTGAAGGCCGATTACTCACCTTCGGTGGAGCCAGACTTCGGGTTCCGCTACGCCTTTGACAAGCCGGAGGACTGGATACGCACCGCGGCCATCGCCAGCGACGAGTTCTTCAGCAATCCCCTCACCGCAACCCAGTACCGTGATGAGGCGGGATTCTGGTTCAGCAGCCTCCAGACGATTTACGTGCGCTATATCTGCATGGACCCACAATACGGCCTCAACTACGCGCTGTGGCCCGCCACCTTCAGCCAGTGGGTGGCCTGCGAGCTTGCCCAGCGTGCAGTGCTGGCCCTTTCGCAGGACAAAGACCTCAAAGCTTATCTGGAGAAGAAGAGCAAGAGCCTGCTGGTAGATGCGCGCAGCAAGGACGCCATGAACGATGGCACCCAGTTCCAGCCCCGCGGCCGCTGGGTCAGCGACAAGGGAGGCTGGTCGGGCACGCGCTTCGATTACGGCTGGAGGCGCTAGATGGCGCGCAGCAACGTCGCCCTGCAAGCCTTCAACCGCGGCCTCGTCAGCCCGCTCGGCCTTGGCCGCACCGACATCAGCCGCATGCGCCTGTCGGCGGAAGTGCAGACCAACTTCGTGCCGCGCGTGCTCGGCAGCATGATGCTGCGCCCCGGCTTTGAGAAAGTTGGAGAAAGCCTTTCCAATAACAAGGCTTACCACATCCCCTTCATCTATTCTTTGAATGATACCGCGATTCTGGAGATGACCGACCAGACCCTGCGGGTGCGCGTGGATGAAGAGGTCATCACGCGCGCTTCGGTCTCCAGCGCCATCAGCAACGGCACCTTCACCACCGACCTCACCGACTGGACAGACCATGACCAGACGGGCGCCAATTCAAGCTGGGTAACGGGCGGTTACCTCGGTCTTCTCGGCACCATTTACAACGCGGCCATCCGCGAGCAGCACATCGTCGTGGCCAGCGACGACATCGGCGTGGAGCATGCCCTGCACATCGTCGTCGCCCGAGGCGAATTGACCCTGCGCGTGGGCAGCACCTCGGGCGGCATCGAATACTTGGGTGAAATCATCCTCACCGAAGGCACACACTCGCTCACCCTGACGCCCACCGGCGACTTCTACGTGCGCCTGATGGCGCGCACGCCCTACACCACCCTGATTGACAGCGTGAGCATCGAAGCCTCCGGCGACATGACCCTCCCGCTGCCGTGGGCCGAGGTTGACCTGCCCAACGTGCGCTGGACCCAGTCGGGGGATGTGGTGTTCTGTGCCTGCGAAAACTACCAGCAGGTGCGCATCGAACGCCGCAGCAACGATTCGTGGAGTGTGGTCAAGTACCTCTCCAACGATGGCCCTTTCGGCATCATCAACACCGGCTCCATCCGCCTGACGCCGAGCGCCCTGAGCGGCGACATCACCATCACGTCGAGTGCTTCGTTCTTTTCCACCAGCTTCATCGGCAGCCTGCTGCGCATCACCTCCGTGGGCCAGAACGTTCAATCCTCCATCAGCGGCGATGGCCAGTTCAGTGACCCCATCCGCGTGACCGGCGTGGGCACGCAGCGGGCCTTCACCCGTTCCGTCACCGGCACCTTCAGCGCGACCTACACCTTGCAGCGCTCCATCGGCGAGGTGGGCGCGTGGGCGGACGTGGAGAACGGCACGGCGACATTCTCCAACAGCTACAATGATGGCCTCGACAACCAGATTATCTATTACCGTTACGGTGTGAAGACCGGCAACTATACCAGCGGCACACTTAATATCGCCTTGAATTATACCAACGGTGGCCTGACCGGAACAGCGCGCGTCACCGGTTATACCAATGATACCACCGTGACCGCCTCGGTACTCACCCCGTTCGGCTCAACTGTGGCCAGTGACCTGTGGAGCGAGAGCGAATGGTCGCCACGCAAAGGTTGGCCGAGCGCAGTTGCGCTTCATGAAGGACGCCTGTGGTGGGCGGGAAAAGGTAAAATATGGGGTTCCGTCTCCGATGCCTATGCCAGTTATGACGATACCGTGGAGGGTGATAGCGGTCCCATCAACCGCAACATCGGCGAAGGTCCAGTGGATACCATCAACTGGATGCTGCCGATGCAGCGCCTTGTTTGTGGCGCATCAATGGCCGAATGGTCGATGCGTTCGAGCAGTCTTGATGAACCACTAACACCCACCAATGCCAACTTCCGTTCATCTTCGACCCAAGGCTCCAACCGCGTCGGCGGCTATAAAATCGACACACGCGGCGTTTTTGTGGACAACAGCAGCATCAAACTGTTCGAGATTGAGTTCAACACCCAATCCTTCGACTATTCCAATAGCGACCTGACTGCAATCATTCCCGACATCGGCAATCCCGGCATCAAGCGCCTCGCCGTCCAGCGCAAAATTGATACCCGTATCCATTGCGTCCGCAACGATGGGACCGTGGCCATGCTCATCTACGACCCGGTGGAGGACGTGAAATGCTGGGTTGAGATTGAAACCAGCGGCGAGGTGGAAGACGTATTCGTATTGCCTGCGGATGGCCGTGAGGAAGATTATGTTTATTATGCGGTGAAACGCACCATAAACGGCAGCACAGTACGTTTCCTAGAACGCTGGGCAATGGAGAGCGAATGTGCAGGTGGCGCTCTCAGCCGCGTGGCTGATTGCCACGTCATCTACGATGGTTCCTCTACCACTACCATTAGCGCGCCGCACCTGCCCAACACCGAGGTGGTGGTGTGGGCGGACGGCAAGGACCTTGGCACCTTCACGCTGGACGACAATGGCGAGGCCACCGCCTCGGCCGCCTTCACCAAGGCGTGCATCGGCCTCGGTTACACCGCGCAGTTCAAGAGCACAAAGCTGGCTTATGCCGCGCAGGCGGGCACCGCGCTGACCGAGCGCAAACGCGTGGCCTATCTTGGCGTGATTCTGGCCAATACCCACGCCCAAGGCATCCAGTACGGGCCGGACTTCGACCGCCTCGACGACCTGCCGGAAGTGGAATATGGCGCGACTGTCGCCGCCAACACCGTGTGGGAAGCTTATGACCGGGATGCCTTCGAGTTTAACGGAGACTGGGATACCGATTCGCGCGTATGCCTTCAGGCCGAGGCGCCGCGTTGTGCCACCATGCTCGCCTGTGTTATCGGGATGGATACCAATGAACGTGTTTAGTCTGCCAGATGATGTACGCATGGGCGCCATTCATGCCGTCCCGGCCACGCCTGCGCTGCTGCGCGCGTTCTACGGTGATGGTCCGCGCCCGACCTTGCGTGGATACGTCTTCATGAAAGACGGAGAACCTATTGGAGTTGCTGGCCTAAAAAGCGAGCAAGGCATGCAAGTCTTGTTTTCCGATACCAAACCGGATGCTACGATTTCAGCCATGGAGAAATGGCGATGCGCAAAGATGGTGATGGCGGCGTGCAGGACGCTCACCAAGCCAGTGTTCGCCATGGTTGAACTTGGTGATTTCCGTTCCCAGAAATGGATTCGTAGCCTTGGCTTCGGCCTTGTCCGCGCCACTGCCCAAGGGGAGCTTTACGCATGGCCATGCTAGCAGTGGCGGCGATTGCCGCAGGTGGCCTCATGGAGGCCGCAGGCACGATTCAACAGGGCAACGCGGCCAACAAGCAGGCCAAGCTTGAAGCCGCGCAGATGGACAGCCAAGCCAACAGTGTGCAGGGCGATGCCCAGCGCCAGATGCTCCAACAGCGCCAGCAGCAGCATCTGGCGCAGAGCGCGCTTCTGGCACGGGCAGCCGCCGGTGGCGGTGATACCTCATCGGCCGGTTTCGCCAATCTCTATGGTGGTCTTGAGGCGCAGGGTGATTACAATGCCTTGGCCACGCTTTATAACGGCGATGTGAAGGCCACCGGCCTGCGCAACCAAGCGATGATGACCCGCTACCAAGGCCAGTTGACCAAGCACGCGAGCAAGATTCAGGCGGTGGCCGGACTGCTCAAGACCGCAGGCTCGGCCGGGTCGATGTACGCCAAGTATGGTGCCTCCACCGCGCCCGCGAGCAGCGGCTGGTACGGCAGCCGAGAGATGGCCGACAGCATTGCCGGGAGCAACGGCGTAACATGGGGATATGGATAATGCCGAAACTTCCTGACGCCACCAGCCTCGGTACGGTCGGCACGCAAAGCGTGATGCCGATTGCCACGTATGACAGCAGTGTCGTCGGCAAAGCCATCAGTTCGGTGGGGCAGGCCCTGCAAGGCGCGGGCGCGCAAGCCTTCAAGGCCAACGAGGACATCCGCGACGCCCATGCGCAGATGGAGGTGGCGCGCGCACACTCCTACGTTCTCCAGAAGAGCGTGGATACCATCAACAGCTTCGATGGTGACCCGGATTACGGCACCTACACCAAGCGATACAGCGACAGCATGAGCCAAGTAGTGAATGATGCGGCCAAACTCATCGGTGACCCGCAACGGCAGGCGCTGTTCCGCGAGGCCGCCAATCAGGACATCCTGCGTGGCCAGCAGCAACTGCACCAGCGCGCGCGCGGCATGGCCGCCGATGTGGGCCTGACCAACATGCAGCAAGCTGTGATTGCCAACAACAGTGCGGCGCTGGCCACGCAGGACCCGGCGATGAAGGCGCGCCTGTTGCAGGAGAACGCCGCGCTGATTGACGGGCTGCACAACCAGTTCCCCGAGCAGTTCAAGGCCACCGATGCCTTCAAGGCCAAGCAGGAGGCGGCTATCAACGGTTATGCTCTGCCTCAGTTTTCCACCCGCGATGCAGGTCAACAACTTGACCTGTTGGCCAAGAAACTTGGATACACACAATCCAATGGTGAAGTATCTGCTGAAGAAAGTAAAAACTTACCGATAGCCATCAAAACGGCAATTGATAGCCAATCTGCACGTACCGGCGTTGACCCGGATTTCGTGGCCAAGGTGCTGCATATCGAAAATCCGCAGATGGACCCGACTGCCGTGAGCCCTACGGGCGCTACTGGCTTGGCCCAATTCACCACGACAACAGCCAAGCAATATGGCCTGAGTGACCGCACCAATGTGGCCGACAGCATCCGCGCCATGACCGACAAGCTTAGCGATGACCGCGATACCCTGCGCAAGGCGCTTGGCCGCGAGCCGACCGATGGCGAGGTCTATCTTGCCTACCAGCAGGGTGCCGCGGGTGCCAAGGCGCTGTTGACCCATCCCGATGCCACGGCGGTTGACGCCTTGAGCACAGTGGTGGACCGCAGCACCGCGCGCAAGGCGATTCTGGCCAATGGCGGCGATGCCAACATGAGTGCCGCCGACTTCGCCGAGAAGTGGGCCGAGAAACTTGGCACCACCGCGACGCCCGGCGCACAGGGTATTCCCACCGGCACCGAACTGGATGTGGTGCCGTATGACAAAGCCATGAAGTTGTACGAACCGGCCGCACAAAACGCCTTCTTCGCCAAGGTGGACAGTGACCCGAAGGCAGCCATGGCGATGCTCAACACTCCGGCCTTTTCGCGTGTCCCCGAGAAAACCAAGACCGAATGGCGCAAGGCCGCGCGCACTGCCTTTGAGAACCTTGAGGACAACGCCAAGACCGACCGCATCATGCAGGACACCCAGCAGAATCAGGATACGTGGAACGCCTTTGTAGACGGCAAGCTCCTGCCTTCGCAGCTTACGCAGCTTGAATCCAGCGGGCAGGTGACGCCGGAACTGGCCAACTACATCCGCACCGAACAATCCAAGGCGGTTCCGCGGCGCACGGTGATGGAGCAAAATGACCGCTATGCCGAACTGTTCGATAAATACAGCCAGCTTGGCGTGAAGAAAGACCGGCAGACGGGGCGCGTGCGCTCATCCGCCTCATTGGAAGATTTCGTAGACTTCCAACGCGATGTGGTGCAGGCGGCGGCACAGGGATACATTACCCGTGACCAAGCCACCACCTTCATGAAGAACATCACCGACCCGCTCCAGAAGCGCATCACCGACCCCGACCAGTCGAGCTGGTTTACCTCGGACCCCAACAAGGCCGGGTATGCGGTCATCGACAGTTGGCTCAAGACCAATAACATGAGCGACAACAAGCAGGTGAAGGGTGAATTGCTACGCCGCTTCGTCCTGAACAAGGAAGCGGCTGAGGCCAACGGCAGCACCGTGGACGTAGGCCAGATTGCCAAACAGGTCACCGCCGACTACATGAAAAACCGTTTCCCCATCCTCCAGATGATGAGTGACATGCCCAATGCGATTCTGCCGCAGGGCGGTGGTATGAGCCAGATTGTGCCGGGACCGGTGACGGTGAAACCACAGGCGGTGGTCAAGGGTGACTTCGTGATTGGCAAAAACGCCAAAGGCCAGTGGGCCAAGCGCTTCAAGGATGGTACGTTTGAACCCATCAGCACCGCCGATGCTCAGGTGCTGCAACAGCAAGGATTCTAATGGCCGCGCAACCCTCTACCTACGATTCCACCGGCTTCACCGTTGTTGGTGCTGGCGCAACGCCAGCCATGCCCACCACGGACGAGGCCTCGCCATCTACGGGGAACTATGACACCACCGGCTTTCAGGTGGTGGATGTACCACCCTCGGTGATGCTGCACGAGGATACCGGTAAAGCCATCTCGATGCCTGCCGGGGTGAACGGTGACGAGGCCCAATACATGGCCAAGACGCAGGTGCAGGGTTTACCCAAGCAGGACTTCTGGGGCACCACCTACCTGAACAGCAATGCCATGGGCAGCGCCCGCGATTTTATCGGCTTTGCTGCGCGTGCCGCGTTCAACCCCACCACCATGCTGATAAATGCCGCAGCAACGCCGCAGGCTGAGGATTTCGGCAAGCAAGCCCTGCGCGGGGCGGCTGCGTTCACGGTACAGACACTTCCGCAAGCCACAGGCGCGCTGTTGCAGGAGACCGGCGAGCGTGGCGTGGAAGGCGCCAGCGGCGCCAACACTGCCAGCGGCGCGGTGGCGCCGGGTGTGGCCGACATGTTCCTGCCCATCAGCACCGACCCCGACAGCATGGTCAACGAAGCCAAGCGCGCGGCGTTCCAGCGTGTGGCCAATGTGGGCCAACGACTGGTGCAGCAGAGTAATGACATTGTGAAGAATCTCGGCTTGGAACGACCGGACAATGCCCCTGAAGGTCAAGGTTTAGCTTATGACTTCGGCAGTGGTCTGGCATCCACGGGTTATGCCATCGGGATGACCATGCTGACGCGCAATCCGTTGTGGGCATCTGCCCTTTTCGGCGCCATCCAGAAAGGCCAGATTTATCTTGAAGGCCGCCAAAAGGGCATGGCGCCGGAAGAAGTCGGTCAACTTTCCACCGATATGGGTATCGCCAACGGCGCCATTGAGGCCATGGGCGATGGCCTGTTCATGAAGATTGGCGAAGCCAGTACGCCGATTGCGCGGTTCATCCAGCGCTCGATTGAAGAAGGCACGCAGGAAGCGGGCCAGCAGGCGGTGGAGGAAGTTCAGGCCAAGGCCGGTGGGCTGCGCGATACCACACTTGAGCAAGGTCTCAAGAACGTGGCCTATGCCGGGCTGATTGGCGCGCTCTCCGGGGCGCCGGTGGCGGCGGTGGTGGAGATGAGCCAGAACGAAGGCGCCAAGCATGGAGTTTCGCCTGACCAGTCCGCCGCTATCGCCACGCATGTCTACCAAAACGCCGCCGAAGGTGCCGACCTTGTGGCCAACGAGATGGAAAAGGGCCTCTCGAAGATTGCGATTGACCCGGCCGACCAGAAGGCTGCTGGCGAGGTCATCAAAAAATACATGAGCGGCCAGCCGGTGGATGACAGCGTGCAGGAATACGTGAGCAACCAGCGCATGAACGCCGCGATGCCGCGCGAGCAGGAAGCTACGGAAATCGCCCGCGGTGGAAACTTCGAGCCGCTGGAGATGGAGCCGCGCGACACCAGCCGCGTGGATGCTCTGCGCCAGCAGACTGCCGGGCCCATTGACGTGCAGCCGCAGATTCTGGCTGGGCGCCTGCGCCTGCTCGACAACCAAGTCAACGCCATGGATGCGCAGATTGACCAGTTGATGGCGACCATGGATGAGCGCGAGAAGGCAGGCAAGCCCAATGCCGCCAACACCAACCGCCTTAACGGCCTGCTCGCCCAGCGCCAGACCCTCGACGACCAGCGTGCCGACATCCTGACGCGCAGCAACGTGGAGCCGGATATGGTGCAGCAGGTCATGGACCAAGCCATGGGCCGCCAGCAGGTGCAGGTTCGCGGCGACACCCTCAGCCGCCTCGCCAACCGCGCGGTGAGCGAACGCAGCCGCGCCCTTGAAGCGGGCCTGCGCGAGGGGCGCCGCATGGCGCTGACCGATGTGGCCGCCGCGCAGAGCCACATCGTCGATGCGCTGGATGCGTCCGACCTCACCGCCGCCGACAAGGCCAAGTTCATCACCACCGTCAAGAATATCCGCACGCGCGAACAGGCCGAGAAGCAACTGCCGGTCATCCAGAGCCGCATCGGACGCTTGGTGGAGATGCAGGCCCAACGCGAGGCCAAGGCCGCCATCAAGAAGCTGCTGTCCAAGACCAAGGTACGCAAGCAATCCGGCAAGCCGGTGGGCAAGTTCACGCCCGACCTGCAAGAGATGTTCGATGAGATGCGCGGCTTTGCCAAGATGAAGGCAGGCGATGCCGCCACTCTGCTTGATGAACGGCTGGCCGGATACGACAAACCCGAGAGCCTTGGACCCACGCCCGAGGATGCGCTGAAGAACGCGGTGCTGTCGGTGATGTCCAACGCCCACGAGGTCAACAGCGGCCACATGGGTGATACGCTGGACAACCTTCAGCAACTGATGGCCGAGGGCCGCAGCGATGCGCTGGCACGCCTGCTGGAACGGCAGGAGCACATCGCCAAAATCAAGGTCAATGCCTACCAAGCCCTGACAGGCGACGGTATCAACCGCTTCAGCGAGTTCCAAGACCGCCTGCGCATGCAACTGGTGCGCACCGGCATGGACCCCGAGGAAGCGGCCATCAATGCCGAGGCGACGCGTGCTGCCTACCAGAGTTTTAGTAAGCGTGCCGGAACCTCTATGGCGTTGCAGGAAGCGGTGGACGATGCCTTCGAAAAGCTGGTGGTGCAAGGCGGCCGCGGACCGGAAGGCGATGTGAACACGCTGTACCAGCAGCAGATGGATGATGTGCTCAGCCAAGCCCGCGCGGACAAGACCACGCACCTGCAAGTTGACCTCGGTGATGTCTCCACTCCCGTGAAGGATGCACTCACACAGGCCGGGGTGGATGTGGAGGGCTACCATCACAGCATGGACACCAGCGCCGTGCGGCATATGCTGAACCGTCATGGTGATGAGAAGGCGGAAGCCGCGCGCGGCCAGTTGCCGGTGACCGAAGAGGATATTCGCGCGATTCCGCAGATACTTGCCATCCCCGACAGGGTCATCACCAACTTCGAAACGCGCCAGCACAAACCGGGCATCATGTATGTCCGCGCGTTGCCGGACGGTTCTACCCTGTACATTGAGGAAGTGCGCACGGGCAGGAAGACTCTGGCGGCCACCACCATGCGTAAATATCCCGCCACGACTTCTGTTGACGCCATACTGGCATCCCTTCGTCATAACGTCCGAAACGATGGCGGGGACTTAATTGTAACAGATGTAAATAAAAATACAACACTTGCGCAAGGCGGAGTCCTATTCCAGCGTGCCGCCGACACCGATGCCATGGGCTTCTATCGCAAGGCCGCGCGCGTGGCCGATGCCAAACTGCCCAACACCGGCACGCCCGCGCAGATGCAGCAGGCGCTGGAAGCCTATGCCCGCAACGGCGACTTCAAGCAGGAAGAGTTGGATTACAGCGGTGTGAAGGAATGGCTGAGTACCCAGACCGGCAAGGTGAACAAGGCTGATGTAGCGGCTTTCCTGCGCGATGGTGGGGTGAAGCTTGAGGAGGTTGTAAATACGGACCCAGACACCGTATTGACGCCAGAAGAACGTCAGGAACTCAACCGCCTCAACACTTATCTCGCACAGTCCAACGATTCCAATGAGGCTTACTGGGCACGCCGTGAAGAGCTAAATAATAAGCTCATGAACGTGGGCGCGGATAAGCGCAAGTTCCAGAAGTTTACCCTCCCCGGTGGCGAGAACTACCGTGAAGTGTTGATGACGCTGCCTGCGCCTGAACTTACCGAGGCTCAGGCGCGCAAGGTTCTCAACGCTAAACCTGATGCACGGCTGAGTGCAGCTGATATGGAATATGCACGCCGCAAGAATGTGAATGAATATCAGTCCAGCCACTTCGATGAGCCCAACATTCTCGCCCACTTCCGGCTGGATGACCGCACCGATGCGGCTGGCAACAAGGTGCTGTTCATCGAAGAAATCCAGAGCGACTGGCACCAAGAGGGGCGGAAGCGTGGGTATGTGGATGAGGACGCCCGCGCAGCACAAAAAGAACTTGAAGATTTGCGTGCCATTCCTGTTGACCAGCGCACACAGGAACAAGCTGCGCGCGGCCAACAGCTCATATCCTTGGGTACGGAAAACCGCGTTCCCGACGCCCCCTTCAAGAAAACATGGCAGGACCTCGCGCTCAAGCGCATTCTCAGCATGGCGGTGGATGGCGGCTACGACAAAATTGCATGGACCACGGGCGAGCAGCAGGCTGAGCGGTATGACCTGAGCAAGCAACTGAATCGTGTGCTAGTTCGCAAATTTGAAAAAGAAAATGGTGAACAGTATTTCAAGGTTTCGGCAGCCGACACCAACGGGCGTGAGGTTATTGCAGACCGGCGCGCTGAAAATATTAACGAACTTTCTGATATTATTGGTAAAGAACTTACACAAAAGGTTGTAGATTCACCCGACCAAGCGGTGGATATGAAGGGCCTAGACCTGAAGGTTGGCGGCGAGGGTATGAAGGGCTTTTACGACAATATCCTGCCCAAGGCCGTGGATAAGATTGTGAAGCGGTGGGGCGGAAAAACCGGCAAGATAGAACTGGGAACTGCTGCATCGCGCATCGCCCAAGGTATGAGTCCTGCTGAACGGGAAGAATACTTCGCTGATGTCCGAGCACGCGGCGTAGATACCGGGAACGGCGAAGTCCATTCCCTCGACCTCACCCCCGCCATCAAAGCCGGTGTCAGCGAAGGGCTCGAACTGTTCCAGAATAATATGGGGCTGGCCCGCGGCTCCATCACGCTGCCGCAGGGCGACGCCGGTGCGATTATCCGGCTGTTCGATACTGCCAACAAGTCCACCTTCTTGCATGAAACCGGCCACTTCTACTGGAACCTGCTCGACCAACTGGCGGCGCACCCCGAGGCAACCGCCGACCTCAAGGCCGATTCCGCCGCGGTGCGCAACTTGGTGGGCGCGGCGGACGGCCAGCCGCTGACGGTGGACCAGCACGAACGGGTGGCCGAGGACTTCGAAAAGTACCTTGAAGACGGAAAGGCTCCCACCCCGGCGCTGAAACGCGCGTTTGAACACTTCAAGCAATGGCTCGGCCAGATTTACGCCAGCATCAAGGGCCGCACCACCACCATCGACCCGGCGATGCGCAAGGTGTTCGACAAGTGGTTTGACGGCGTGGAGCCGCTGCCGAATGTATACGACCGCAACCTGATTGACCGCACCAGCTTGGTGGCGCGTGCCAAGGCGCATGGCCGCAATGTACGCGGTGAAGCCTACGGCGCCTTCAACAGTTGGCAGGACACCATGAACCTGATTTTCGGCGCGGACAAAACCGGCGTCGGTGACCAGCTTCTGCAAACATTGGGCATGGACGTGAACCGTCTGTTCCAGCAGCGCAAGGGCGTGGTGCGCCATGCCACTGAATTCTTCACCGAAGGCGGCATGCGCGCGCTGAAGACGCCTGCGCGCAACAAATTGATGGCGGCGCTGGGCTTCACCCGCGAAGGCAAATTCATGAGCCAGTTGGCGGCCGACAGCAAGAAGGTGGACTTGGGCACATTCCACAACAGCGCAGGCAAACCGGTGCGCCTGCAACTGAGCAAGGCCGAGGCGCGCAAACGCTGGATGGAATTGCAGGACCCCACGCTGGTGGACACCATCACCCATCCGATGGGGAACGCCTACTCTCCCTCCATGCTCGATGCGCTCGACAGCTTCCTCACTCCTGAAGACAAGGCATTTGTGCGCATGCAGTTGGATTTCTACCGCTGGTTCTATCCGCAAATCAACGATGTTTACAGCCGCTCCTACGGCGTCAACCTGCCCAACAATCCGATGTACAGTCCGATTGCGCGCGAGCACCACGATGTCAATAACCCGATGTTCACACAGGATGTTGCCTACCGCCGCAGTGTGGCGCCGGGCAGCCTGAAAAGCCGTGTAGCCAGCATTAGCGCGCTCAAGGATATGAACGACTTTATGGTGCTGCAAAAGCACATCGCCGAGATGGCGCACTTCATGACATTTGCCGACAAGGTGCAGGAACTCGGTGCGGTGTTCGGTGACCACCGCATCACCAATGTCATCGATGACAAGTTCGGTACGGCGATTACCCGCAACATCAAGGATTACATGCAGGACTTCCGCGCCGGGCAGATTAAGAAACTAAACGAATCCATAGACCTCATGGAAGGCATGCGCCAGAACTTCACGGTGGCGGTGCTTGGCGCCAAGCCCGCTCTGGCCATCAAGAACTTCACACAGTTCCTTGCCTATGCCGAGGGTATCCCGGTCAAGGACTTCACTATCGGTCTGGCCGATTTCGCCGCACACCCGCGTGAGGTTGCCAAGATTCTCGGCCAATCGGAGTTGCTCAAGGCGCGCCGCAAAACCCTCGACCGCGACATCGCCTTGGCCTACCAGTCTTCCGAGTTCGGACGCTGGCGCGCCAAGCAGACCCTCAACAACATGATGTTGTGGTTCACGCAGACCGGAGACATCGCCAGCATCATTTCAGGCGGATGGCCGGTGTACCGCTATCACCGCAAGGTACTGGGCAAGAGCCATGCCGAGGCTCTCCAAGCGTTTGAGGATGCCACCAGCCTGACCCATGCCACTGGCGACCTCGACCAGTTGAGCCGCCTGCAAAGCAGCCCGAGCATCCTCGCGCGCTCGGTGACCATGTTGATGGCCGACACCAACCAGCTTTACCGCCGCGAGATGCGGGCGGTGCTGGATGGTGTGCGCGGTAAAATCAGCCCGGCGCAGGCGGCCAAACGCATCGCGCTTTACCATTTCGCCATTCCGATGCTCTACCAGTTCGTGGCGGACTTCTTCGAATGGGACCCGGACAACCAGCTTCGCGCCGCACTGTGGGGCTCGCTCAACGGCGCCTTCATCGTCTATGACATTGTGGATGGCCTGATTCGCAAGTTGCAGGGACTGCATACCTTTGAACGCACCAATCCAGCCGTGCAATGGTCCTCGGACATGAGCCAAGGCTTCGCCAAGATGGCTAAGAATGGTTTTGACCCCGGAGATGATGAAGTTATTGAAGGCCTGTGGAAAGTGCTGCAAGGCGGCGGCGAGTTGACCGGCGTGCCCATCGGCCGCATCCCACAGGTGATGCGGGCCGTTGAGGACTTCCAGTATGGGGATGACCGCGCCGGAATAGTACGTGTACTTGGATTCCCCGACAGCGTGGCTAACAGGGTTATCCAGAACAGTTTGGATTAGAAAATCTGGCGGCGGTCGTCGAAGAGGATTTCATCGCTGATGTTCCACCACACGGCGGTGATGACGAAAGCCACGAAGAGGATGAAGAAAACAAGAGGCCCCTTGAGGCTCGTTTCACGCAGCAGATAAAATACACCCGGCACGAACGCCATGGTGGCGAGGTTGTTGGCGATGCGCAGGAAATCGGTGAGGCCGAAGGACGGCAGCGACAATTCCACAAGACCGGTAATCAGCGGAAAGATGGCGATGAGACCGATAAAGCCGAAGAGGCAAATGTAAAATAAGAGTTCCATGCCCTATTATTGTGCATGTTGTCCGTCCGTGTCAAGGATATAGCTTTTGTTGGCGATGAATGCACGGTGTCGTGGCATTGCGCATTGCATTAGCAAAACATCACAACCTATTGATAACTTAAACTGTTGTCACGGCTTTCCACGCGCTACTGTGAACGCATGGATGTGAACACCGTATCAACCCTTGCCGATGTCCTTGCCCGCAACCCGATGGCGGCGATGACCGCCGTGATGATTCTTGCCGCCACCGCGGCCTCGGTTTCGGTGTGGGGCTTCCTGAAGCTTCGGGTAAACCACATAGACCGGCGTGATACGGACCGGGACCGCAACATTATCGACCTGACCCGTGTGGGCTTTGAAACCCTAGGCAAGGTGACAGAGGTGGTCCGTAACTGTGAGGTAAGTATGATGCGCCAGAGCGATACCAACACAACGATGGTCCAGAGCAACAATGCCATTTCCATGGGCCTGCAACAGGTGGCATCTATCCTCAAGGAGGTGGTCGAGGTCCAGAAGGACCATAGCGAACAGATGCGCGCGGTGGACCGGCGTCTTGGCCGCCTTGAAGTCAACATCGAACACCGTGTGCCGCGGAGGACCTAAGCGATGCCCGCAACCTATGCCAGCAGAATCGACGGCCTGACCACCAGCGTGGCGGTGAAGGCGCCGGTCAAGGTGGCCACTGACCAGCCCATCACGCTTTCCGGTGAGCAGACCATCAACGGCGTGGCGGTGAGCGAAAACGTGGGCGCGCCCAACTACCTGCCGCCCGACCGCGTGTTGGCCATGGGCCAGACTGACCCCATCGACAACGGGATTTATGAGGTGCGCCAAGGCGCATGGAACCGTGCCAAGGATTTCGACGGCGCGCGCGATGCGGTGTATGGCACGCTGGTGGTGGTGTCTTATGACGGAACCGATGATGGTAACGTCTACATGCTGACCACCGCCAACCCGGTGATTTTCGGTGAAAGCGACATTACCTTTGAAACAGCTGGATTGGCGCAGGCTATCTATGCCCAAGAGGCTGCTGCCAGTGCAACTGCTGCTGCCGCCTCGGCGACAAGTGCCGCGGCAAGCGCGACATCGGCGGAAGAAGCTGCGGCATCCATTATCGGCATGGGTATCAATCTTCCTGAAAGTTTTGGCGCGGTTGGCGACGGCACCACCGATGACACCGAAGCTCTGCAAAACTGGCTCGATGCCGGTGGCGTTTCGGTGCTGACCAAGGGTAAGACCTACCGCATTACCGGGCCATTGTATTACGACAGCGACCTCCTGCTGTTCCTGCAAGGGTTTATCCTGCACGACTTCACGGGAGGTGTGCAGGGCGCCCTCAATGGCCGCAACTGGACGACCGATGGCGGCGATTACCAAGAGAACGTACGCGTCTATTTCCAAGGCGGCGGCATCAAGTTCTCGACCATGGCCAGCCCCAGCCGCAAGGGCATCGTGTTCAGCTTCACCAACAACCTCTACGTGGAAGGCATCGGCACCTACGGCGGCAATGACATGGGCAGCTACAACGTTCACCTGCGCAGCGTCAATGATGCGGTGTTCGTGGGCGGCGGCGTCAAGTCCGGCGACAGCACCGGCGAAGACGGCATCCACCTTGGCCGCGATTGCGAGAACGTCAGCTTCAACGGTGTGTGGATTGAGAGCGGTGACGATGCGTTCAGCATCACGCAGGAAGGCGGAGGCACCGCCTACACCATCAAGAACATACGCATCACCAACTGCTCCTTCAAGACCAAACAGAACTCCAGCTTCAAGATTCTTGTGGACAGTGCCTCGGCCGCGGTGGGCTCCGTCATCAAGGACATCTATGTAAGCAACACCTTTATGGGCGTGCATGATGAGGTCACCGCCAATGCCATGGGCGGCAACATGTCGATTACCTGCGGCGATTCCAGTTATACCGAGGCGGTCTCGCATGTCTATATCGATAATGTGGAGACCGACAGCGGCGCCAGTGGCAACTTGGGCGGCAATAGCAATATCGTGAGCAATGCCAGCAATGTGCATATCCGCGGATGGCAGGCCAAGAACAGCAATGGCCGTGCGCTCCAGTTCCTCAACGCCTTCGATTGCAGCGTGGATGGCTACCATATCCACAGTCCTCAGGTGGGCGCTACCTTGGCCACCGGCACCATCGACACCATCACGTGGCAGAGCGGCAATACGGTGCAGGCGCACTTCAGCGACAGTCCCGACCTTTCCACCCTTGCTGCCACCAGCAACTGCCAGATTGTGATAAGCGGCGCTGTGAACGCCAGCAACAACGGGCGTTTCGTGATTTCCTCCGTGGATAACAGCGCCAAGACCGTGAACTATCTGGTTGATAACAACACGCGAGGAAGCGCCGCCGACGATGAAACCGGTCTGACCGCAACAGGCACCGCGGCCAAGTATACGCTGGAGAGCATCGGGATAGGCGGAGGTGCCCGCATCCACTTGCGCAATGGCACCATTGAAGACCCCGGTACATCCGGCATCCGTGTTGCGCAGAGTTCGAGTGTCAGCGCCGAAGGAATTATTATCGACGGCCTCATTCTCAAAGATGCCAAGACTACCTATGGCCTAGACATTGCAGGCATGAAGAACAGCAAGGCCAAGAACATCGAAGCCTATAACTGCATCTGCCGCAGCGTCATCAACGAGAGCAACAGCAGCGTTAACGAGAACAATCTCTACGAGGATGCGTGGGAGGATGTGACGGCCACCAACCACACACGCACCAGCTTCGTGATTGGCCGTAACAGCAGCGTGACGCGGCGCCTCAATGGCACCAACACCAGTCGCATCGTTGGCCAGCTTACCATTGCCAGCGGCAGCACTACCGCCACCAAGACGGTGACTCTGGTTGGCACCACGGGTTCAACCGCATTCACCAAGGCATTCGCCAGCGCCAACATGGATGTGAACGATTTTGTGATTCTGCCAAGCAGTGACCTTAAATCCGCCAAGAAAGCCGCCGTGACATTAAGCAGCCGCACCTACACGGTGACGCTGGATGCAGACCCGGCTGATACCGCAACCATCAACTTCGTGTTGGATGCCGCCACCACGGCGGTGAGATAGGAGAGCAACCATGCAACCGCGCGGAATACGCAACTTTAATCCAATGAACATTCGGCTGAGCAAAGACAAATGGAAGGGTCTTGCGCCAGAGCAGCATGACCCGGCGTTCTTCCAGTTCAGCGCGGCGGTATATGGCATCCGCGCAGCTGTGGTAATCCTGCGCAACTACCAGAAGAAATACGGCTTGAACACCGTGAGTTCCATCATCAACCGTTGGGCGCCGGGCTTGGAGAACGACACAGATGCCTATATTCGTGCGGTGGCGTCCGATATGAAGGTGGGCGCGGAGCAGCCGCTCGACCTTTCCGACCATGTCACGTTGCGCGCGCTGGTGTCCGCCATCATCCATCACGAGAACGGGATGCAGCCGTATCCCGATAACGTGCTCGATGAAGCCATCGCCATGGCTGGAGCTTAACATGGATATGGCGCGCGCCCGTAAAGCCCTCAAGGCCCTTATCGGCCGCGATGCTGTGCGCCATACCCTGACGTACAGTATTTGGACCATGCACGGCATCATCACCACGCTGGTGCTGGCGGTTATCTTTGGCGATTACACGCCATCGACCCTGACGGTCATTGCCTCGATGTTCACTGCGACGCTCACCGCCATCGGCAGCAGCCTGCTGATTCTGGTGGGTGACCGTGTGGGCAAGAACCTCACCAGTGCAGACAACACTTCAGACCAATCCCAACCCACCAAGGAGTAAAACCATGAGCGACTACAACGACCACCTCTACATCATCAAGGGAGACAGCACGATTGACGGCGGAACGGAGGGAACTGCCGTGGACATCCGCGGCTTCGCGCTCGGCGGCATCATCGTGCCTGCCAGCATGGCAGGCACCACCATCACCTTCAAGGCATCGGTGGACGGCACCAACTTCTATCCCCTCAAGGATGACCAGAACAACGATGTGTCGGTGACCATCGACAACAGTGCGGCGTTCCACAACATGCGCGCTGTCCTAGCGCTGGGCGCGCTTCAGGTGAAGCCTGTGTCCAGCGCCACGGAAACCTCAAAGGCCATCACCATCATCGGCATCAAGGTGGCCTAGGCATGTCGTTGCTCCTGCTCCTTTCCGAAGCCGCCGACAAGTGGAATATCGATTTCACCGATGGCGTGTTGCCGGACGGTATGACGTTCAGTCGGGCGAGCGCAGGAGCCTACTTTGATGCAAGCGGCAGCCAACAGATGGCCGCCGTCGATGAGGCGCGTTTCGACCACATTCCATCCACTGGGACCGCGCTGGGATTGCTGATTGAGGCTGCGGCGACAAACATGTTCCAGCACAGTGAGGATTTCACCAATGCGTGGTGGGGTAAAACCGGCGCCACAGTAAGTGGTAGTGTGGTGACGATTGGGAGCGCCAACACCCAGCACTATGTCGTGAGTACGTCTATAACCTACACAGGCGGACAATCTTATGTACACTGGTACGATGTGGAAGCGGGAACCTATGATGTTTTCCAAATCTTCCTCAACAGCGGCGCATTCAGCGGCGGTCGATATGCCAACTTCGACCTGATTAATGGCGTGGTGGGAAATGTTCATGCCAGTGTCACCGCCAGTATGATTGACCTCGGAGGGGGAGTATGGCGCTGTATCGCCATCAGTACGGCCGATACCGGAGCCACGGGCGGCAGCGGCTATGCTTTCACCAACAGCCTGACCGGTTCACGGCTGGCCACTTTCACGGGCAACGGCACCGACAGCTTCACGGTATACCGTGGCCAATGCGAAGCGGACGATGGCGCTACCAGTTATATCGCCACGACTACCGCTGCGTCTACCCGCGCCGCCGACCAAGCTAGTTTGACGTTGCCTTATGACAGTAACTTCATCACCTATACCTTCGATGACGGTAGCACGCAGACAGTGCTTGAATTCGGTGGCGACTACACCATCCCCACCGACCTTAACCGGCCATGGATTGCACGGATGACAATCAAGAAACCGCCGACACTTTCGCTTCCCACGGCATTCAGTTGGCTTCCTTTCAGTATCGTACCCATTGGTGATGGCACTTACAAGTCCACGTTCAACATCGACGACTACAAGCCCACCGGCAATGCTACTTATTACTTCTCGCCTCTCAGCGGCAGCGACAGTACGGGCGATGGCAGCGAGGCCACGCCGTACCAGACCTTGGCCAAGGCGCTCACACCCAGTGATTGCGGGGAAGTGATATGCTTGGATGACGGCAACATCCCTCTCTCAAAATGGGGAAACCTGCCGGGTACGCCCAAGTTGAAGAACAACACCATCATCCGTTGCCCGAGCGGCGTAGTCAATTTCCTTGGTGGCGAGTACGACGTGGCATGGACCAAGACTGATGGTTATACAAATGTTTACGAATATGCCAACGGGAATGTTGTAGGTCTGCATGATGAGGCGAACATCAGTCCACTTACCAATTTTGGGAAGATGGTTCTGGTAGCAAATATTGCCACCGTGGACTCTACGGCCGGGTCATTCTACGTGGATACGGGTGCCGGGATAACCTATGCCCATACCTATGATGACCGTGTGCCGGATGCTGACGTATTTCCTGCCGAGACAAACGCCGAGTTCACCATCTTCGGTTCCTCGTCCAAGAACGTCTCGTTGTGGATGGAGAACATCAACACCTACAATACGCCCACGGTGAAGTTCAGGGTCAACGGCGCCACTTACAAATTGACCGTCTATGCCAAGAACTGTGGTGCCGGATTCAGTAAAGCTGCGAGTGGCAACGGTTGCTGGAGCTTCCTCGGTACGACAAGTTTCCTGAAAGGCTGTACAGCTTATGGCGGCGATTACGATGGCTTCAGCTACCACCAGAGCGGGGGCGCCTGCAAGATGTATGAGGAAGATTGTACGGCGTATCTCAACGGCATTTCCGGTGCCTCCAATGACAACGGTTCCACCAATCACAGCGATGGCGTGACAGGAGCCGCTTGCGTGCGCCTCAACGGCGAATACTATGGCAACTACGGCCCGAACATCGCAGACGTGACCGCAGGCATGAATTCGCTGAATGTAGGCTGTTACGCGCACAACGATTTAAGCAACGGTAACAAAATCAACTTCCAGATTGATGGTGCGGGCTCCAGCGGCTACTTCATCGACTGCACTAGCGAGGATGCCGATTTCGACATTCAGGCCACCACCAGCGCCGTAGCCCGATACTTCAATACAGACGGCACCACCTTCACCACGTCCGGTAACGTAACCAAGGCCGACAGCGCGCAGGAGTGCTTGAACGGATGATAGCCCTTCTCACCCTGCTGCGCCCGTACCTGCGTCCCATCCTTGAGGTTGTGGCGGCTGTGGCTGTATGTGCAGCCATTGTGGCATATCTTCACCACCGCGGTGTTGTGGATGCAGAACGCGCACAGAAAGACCGCGAAATCGCCGAATATCAAGCGCAGGTGGTCAAGGCTCATGATGTGGCCGAGAAGCTGGAACAGCAACTGGACGCGGCCACCACCCGCGCCAACCAACTCAACGAAAGGCTCAAGGATGAACTGGCCAACAACCCTGTTTACCATGAGTGTCGCGTGCCTGCTGACGGCGTGCGTCTCCTTCAGGACGCCCGCGCCGCTAACAGCCCCGGCACCCGCTAACGCCGCGCAACCGTGCAAGCCGCTGCCGATTGTACCGGAGACCATGGACATGGGTGACCTGACCCAGTACGCAGTGACGGTGATGGATGTCTACGGTGATTGCAGCCGCCGCCACGATGCCCTGACCACCTATGTGAAGAGATAATCCATGACCACCACCGCCACCGACCTGCCGCGCCTGATTGACACCTATGCCGCCATGCGCGTGCTGCGCATCGTGCGCGCGGCGGCGGACACCGCCATCACCCTGAGTGGCCTCCAGACCGTCGATGGCATCACCCTCGCCGATGGCGACCTTGTGTTGGTGGCGGGACAGGCCAATCCCACCGCCAATGGCGTCTACGTGGCCAAGACGGGGAATTGGTACAGGGACGGCGTATTCGGGTATGCCATCGCAACGGATGGCTTTATCCTTGAGGCCGATGCCGATTCTTCCACCTACTCGTTCTGGCAATACACCGCGCCGCCACCGCCACGGCACATGGCCCTCTACGATGACAAGACCTTCACCAAGGTAGACCTGCTCAAGGAGAGCAACGCGTTGCTGGCGGAAGCACAGGCTGCGGCCGAGGCTGCCGAGGCATCCGCGGCTGATGCCGCCGCGTCGGCCGCGGGCGTAATATGGCCGGTGGGTATCATTGCGCCGTTCTCCGGCACGGTGGCGCCGACCAACTGGGATTTCGCCGATGGCGGCGCGCTCAGTCGCACCGATTACGCCGCCCTGTTTGCGGTCATCGGTGAGACCTACGGCAGCGGTGACGGCACCACCACCTTTAACAAGCCCGACCTGCGTGGGCGCACAGCCTTCGGGAAAGACGATATGGGAGGAACCGCGGCCGACCGTGTGACTTCGGCGGTGAGCGGCATCGACGGCGCCACGCTGGGCGCGGCGGGCGGTGACGAAGCCATGCAGGAACACGACCACACCCTGACCGACCCCGGCCATGACCACCCGATGACCGGGAGTGTCGGCGTGGATGTGGCGGGCGAAGCGACTTGCCTTATCACCAACAGTACTGGCAATACCACAGGGAGTGCCACCACGGGCATCACCATGGCCACCGCAGGCGCAGGCGATAGCCAAAACATGCCGCCCGCGCTCATCCTTAACTATATCATCCGCGTCAAATAAAAGGGGCCAAATGACCCCTTTGATTTAAGCCGCGCCTTCCAACGCCTCGATGTATTTCCACGCGGCTTGGCTGAAGCCGTTGATATGGGTCCACGGACCATAGCCAACGCCGTTCTTGGCGGTGGCCACGTTCATGATGTAGCCCTTGCAGCCACGCGGCGGGTTGGGCACGCGGTCGGCGCTCTGCTCATCGGTGATGACGATGAGGCGGTCGAAGTGCGCGACACCTGCCACCGTGGCCACCGCCGCGCCCATGTGGGTGCCGTGATGGTTCTGGCTGCGCACAATCATGTCGGCAGTACCCATGTTGTTGAAGAACGGCACCTCCACCACCTCATCGCTGAACGAGAACAGACGCACCTGTTCGCCTTTGAAGGTGGCGGCCATGGCCGCTGCGGCATCCATCAGGCTCAATTGCGACTTACCTGCCATACCCTGCGTCATCGACCCGGACACGTCCACCAGAATCGCAGTGGAACCGGCAAGCGGATGCTCCAGCTTCATGCGCCGGTCGAGCGCATCCTGAATCAGCAAGGCGTAGTGCGGGGCATGGCGCAGGGCGGCGAAGTATTGCAGCGGCCACACGCGGTTATCGTTGAGGCCGTTCTCCATGGCGCCCTTGACCACCTCGAACGGTACGCCAGCCTCGCTGATGTTGCGCAGGTTGCGCAACAATGCCAGAGAGCCCAGCTTACCTTCGCTCAACAGACGATTCCATTCGGCGCGCCGTTTGGCCTCATCATTCCCGGCCGCAGAAATCGCCACCTCCCACGTATCGGCATTTCCGAGCTTATCCTCGGCAAGCAGTTTGTAGGTGTCTTCGAGGTCCTTCGTCTTGGCCTCTGGGTGGACGAGGAACATCACATCACGCAGTTTGATGCCGTCGCGGTTGGCGTACTTTGCCAATTGATAGGGACTGAAGGCGGAGAACGCGGCGCGGAGACCTTTCTTGACCTGCGCCGGAATCGGTTTGCGCCCATCCTTCCAATACATGGCGAGAAACTCGGTCATATCATCAGGACGCTTCATAATCTGCGGCAGCAAATCACGCAGCGTGGCGCCGCGCTTGATGAGACCGAGTGCCAGCCACAGGGGCGCATGGCGCAGACCCTGAACAGTGCGGGCTTCCACGGCCAATGCAGCCACGTCGGCCACGGGAACCTTAGTGGAGAGGTCATGGATGCGCTGGGCAATTTCCACGCCATTCTCATAGAAAGTGTCTTCGAACAGCAGGCACGCCATCAATGCGCGCCGCAGTTCGCTTGCTGCATCCAGCACTCGCGCCGGACCGCCTTCGTGGGTTTGCAGGGTGGCCATCGACCGGGATACGTTGGTCTTCATCATAACAATCCTTCATGTTGGTTTAAGGTGCTTGACTGCTACGCCATCGTGCATTATATGTCAAGGCGTCAGTGGTGAAGAGAACGGTTACTTCTGTGGAAAGAACGAGACTGGGTTCGATTCCCGGCATACGGCGCAAGCTGGATGTAGTGTAATGGATAGCACCGAAAATCTCCGTCCTCGCCTTTCCCTGACATGGATTTCACACAGGTGGTGAAGTCGGCAGATACTTCGACTTGTAATCGAAAGGACCGGGTTCGACTCCCGGCGCCCGCAAGGGTGTGGTGTAAGGGCAGCACATTATCTCTGCTGGCGCCAATTCCCCTGTGATATTTTCTCCCGGTGGTGAAGGCATGGGTTACTTCTGAGCTAGTGAAAACGCCCATGCTGCCGATTCCCCGGGGGCCAGATTGACGCTGGTGGTGAAGACGCGGGTTCCTTCATGTTGGGAATGAACCAGACGCCCGTGTCGCCGATTCCCCAGCATTATTTTGCTAGATGGTCTTGCATATAGGCAAGGGTCTATGTAGGATGGGCTTAACCGGATGCGTCCGGGCCCATGGAGAGAGGACAGGGAGGCCGCTGGCCTCCTTCGTCGTTTCAGGGCTTACGTGCGGCGGCACTGTCGCGCTTGCGGCCGGAGGCCTTTATACGCGCGCGATGCTCCTGATTATTATAGAAGCCGCGGCCCTGCTGGCGCTTGGCATTGACCGTGCGGCGGCGGTTGCGCTTCTGCCAATACTTGCGCGAGGTGTCGATGGAGGCGAAGGCGGTGGCAATCGCGCGGTATTTCGGGATGTAAACTGCACTGAACTTGGTGGCCTTGTGGGGCAGGAGAATGTCAAAGATGACACGCTCTTCCTGAGGGTCCACCGGGTCTTCCGCCAGCGCGCTGCGGCATCCTTCGAGCAGGAGGGTTTCCTCCTGCTCGGTGAGGACGATGCCACAGCGTTCCAGCAACCGCTCGCGGAAATGCTTGCTGAGAACCATGGTCTAGCGGTGGACGTGGTCAGGCATGTCGTCAGCCAGCCCGTAGGTGGCGATGACCTGCCACAGGATGGTCAGGACACGGCCGTCACGAGCCATCTGGATACCGGCTACATCGCAGGCAATGCAATGGCCTTCAAGGCGGATGCCGTTACTGAGATAAACGACACTGGCCTTGTTGCCGAGGTCATCCCAGACAACGCTGGCAACGGTATCCCAGTAGGCGCAAAGGTCGGCCACAGGGATGGGGGTATGGGGGCGCTTGATGCTCATGTTAGGTTGCCTGTGATGGTGACTTCGGTGGTGTTGAGGGGCATTGTTGTTCTCCTTGTTGTTAATGATGGTTGCGCAGGTGACGATACATGGCGAGACCGTTGGCCAGCATGACCAAGACAGGCCATATCAGGATGGTCAGGATTACGCAGCCCACGATGATACTGGTAGGCGTGCGCGCGCGCCGTCCCATGTGGATGCCACGCCAGACAAAGAAGGCAGCGCCGATAACATGGATGATGAGATAGAGTTTCATGGTTAGCTCCTTTTCAATAGGCTGGCACCGACACCAGCTGCAAGCAGGGCGACGACGACCGCGAGGGATTGGGCTGGACTGATGTGCACCACATCCACCGCCAGCATCTTCACACCGATGAAAGTGAGGATGGCACCGAGCGCCAGCGGCAGGTAGTGCAGGCGGTCAAGCAGGTGCTGGAGAAGGAAGAACAGCGCGCGCAGGCCGAGGATGGCCATGATGTTGGAGGTGAAGGCAATCAGGAAGTCTTGGCTGATGCTGACCACCACCGGCACGCTGTCCACCGCAAAGATGACATCGGAGAGTTCGATGGCCACCAAGCACAGGAACAAGCGGGTTGCATAGGTTTTGGTACGCATCGCCGGGGTATTGCCATCACCCATATTCACGGTCTCTGTGATTTTGACGAAAAAGCGGGTGGGGCTGCGGATACCGATATACGGGATGAAGCGTTTAGCGAGGCGCACGGCAAGGCTGTTCTCCACATCGTTGTCATCATCGTCGCCGATAACCAGAAGTTTGATGCCTGCATAAACAAGGAAGGCACCGAACAGGTAGAGCACCCATCCGAACATACTGACCAGACCTACACCCGCAGCGATGAGGGTAAGACGTAGCACCACCGCACCGATGATGCCCCATACCAGAACGCGGTGGCGATACTTGGCTGGGATATTGAAGTAGGCGAAGACGAGACTGAAGACAAAGAGGTTGTCCATGCTCAAAGCCTTTTCCATGACGTAGGCCGTGAACCAGCGCGTGCCAGCATCGGCGCCCTGCGTTACCCAGAACAGGGCACCTACGCCGCATGAGAGCGCCACCCACACGGCAGACCACAGGATGGCCTCGCGCACCGAAGGCGCATGCGGCTTGCGGTTGAAGAAACCCATGTCGAATGCAAGACAGAGGGCCACGAAGAGCAGGAAGACAAAAGTAAGGATGGCGGTCATGACAGTTACTCCGGCTTGATGGTGACGGCGGTGATGTAGCTGCCGTGATTGGTGGGGTGCAGCGTGGCGGTGCAGATGGCATGGCCTTCCGGCAACATACCGGATTCGACCTGTTGGAAGGCGGCGTAGGTACAGGCACCGCGGGCCATGCCGTTCTTATAGGTGATGCGGTAGGTGGTGGTGAGCATCGCGCATACGCAGGCGACAACACCGATGAGGAACAGGCTGAGAAGGATGTTGCCTTGACGTGGCTTGGTGGTGTTCATGAGAGGAACTTTCTTGTTATGGAGGAAAGGGACCCGGCTGTGCGAAGTGGGGTACGCACAGCCGGGAGAAGGGCCTTACAGCTTTTCGATGTAAGGCTTGAGCCACTCGGCGCGCTTGAGCATGAACTGGCGCAGCTTGGTGTCGGGCACGATGAGCAGGAAGCCTGCGAGAATCAGCATGAGCATGGAGGTGTCGCGGCGCAGCAGTTCCATCACCAAGATGATGAGGCCAATCCATGTGGACAATTCGAACATGTTCGAGAGGAACCATCGCTTGAGGATATTCTTGAGGGATTTCACGGAAGGGACTTTCGATTGTGGTGGGAAAGGGAGGGCTGCCGGGGCAGCCCTTGTTCCTGTCTGGCTTAGAGGCCGAACTTGGCACTCACTTGGCCACTCTGGAAGTCGTCGGCACTGGACTCGCCAATAGCCTTGAACTCCCAACCATCCGCGCCGCGCACGAGGTCGGCGAAGTAGATGGTCTTGCCGCTGATGCCACTGGTGATGGGGAACTTGGCCAGTTCTGCATTGTCGGCACCGTTGATGGCGCGGATGTGCGCGTTGGCGACCATCCCGAGGTCACGGCCATTGTGGTTGTAGAAGGTCAGCAGCGCATGCACGCGGGTGATGTCGGCGGCCAACTTGTCGAGGTTGATGGTAACGGTTTCGTCATCACCATCGCCTTCACCGGTACGGTTGTCGCCACTGTGAACGATGGCGCCCCCGGCAGCGGACTTGTGGTTGAAGAAGCAGAAGTTGTCTTCCTTGGCCTTGCCATCGGCGTTCACGCCGACGACGATGAGGTCGAGGTCAATGGCGGGGCCACCCGCGGCAACATCCCACCCGGCACCCAGCACCACAGTGCTCAGGCCCGGCGCCTTCTTGGTCAGGTTCAGGCTCTCGCCCTTGGACAGATTCATGGACATTGTCATTCTTTCTTTTCGTTCGTTTCAATCCACCATGGAGGTGGCGGATGATTTAGAGCATGTGCACAACCGCTGTGTCAATAGCCTAGTTTTTTGCACTGCCGTTGTGCGCGCCACCCGCAAGCTTACGCAGCACGATGGCCGCACACGCATCGTTGTAGCCCTCGGCAGCGAGGAAGATAGCCGCGTCGAGCCACGTGATGAAATCCTTGGGGGCAACAACCACCTTGACCTCTCCTTCGTGACACCAGACCTGCGGCGCCGCATCAGGTTCCGGCGTAACCACCTGCGAGGCGATAGCCTCTGCGGCAGGCTTAACCTGCGGGTTCTCCTGCGTTGTGGCCACGGGCGGTCGTGGGCGTTTGTAGGCCTGTGGCACTGGCACATCAATGAGTGCAGCCAGCGCCGCGACAATATCGGAGTGGAACTCCAAAATGCTGCCGCGCATGCCGGGGCGTGAAGTCTTGCGATGGGCGATACCGGAAGGGACCCGATATTCTTGAGAAAACGATGGTAAATCCCCTTGGGAGTAATCGCACCATCGAGAGCTTCTGAGATTTCTTTCAGTGTCAGCCAGCCCCCCTCGGACGGTTTGATGAGGGTTACGGTGGGATGGTGGCGCAGGGCATCAATGATGGCGGCATCGAAGTAAGCCTTTCCCTGTCCCTTCACCCCCGGAATACGGCGCAATTCGGCAGGGAATCCCTCTGGCCATTGTCTGGAATTGTGACGGATATGCTTGATTTGACCGAGGGTCAGGTTGAGTGCATCGGCAATCTCCTGAAGGGTGACCTTCTTCGGCTTGACGATGGTTTCCGATACCGGACCTCCCTGTGCGGCGAGAATTGCCTTCTTCAAGTCGGGAATATCGGTACGGCGCACATGCCATTTCAGGTTGCCGGTGGTATCACTGCGCACCTTCTCGAACAGGTTGTCGGGCAGCTTGCCATCGTGGTAGTAGCGCGACAACTCGATGCGAGTGATGCCGCATGCCTTGGCGGCTTGGTCGAGGTCGAGCAGTTCGAGGACGGGTTTCTTGGCTTCCGCGCCCGGATAGAGTGTGTGGTTTTTCAGTTGTTCAAAGCCCATGGAGGGGTTCTCCTTCTGTTGGTTATGGTTGGTCTTCAGGGTTAGTCAACATCGTTGACCACGCTGTCCTTGCGCAGCTTGCCCACATCGGACAGCTTGACGCCCTTGGGTAACGGCAACGCCCCAGATGGTGTGGCGGACAGTGTCGGTTCCCGTGCGGGCACATCCCATTTCTCGGGCTCGGCCTTGACCGGGATTTCCTTGAGGTTATCGAGGGAGTTTTCCTTGGCAGGTTTCCCCAGAATCATATCGGTAAGGTCGGCACCCTTGTCGGTGGCGGGCGATACGTCCTTGATGCCGGTATCAATCAGTTCCTCGACCGTCTGGAGGCCCATCATCAGGTCGCCTGCATAGGCACGCCCGAAGAACGCCCCGGCACGGTAGCGGAACATCTGCTCGGGCATCGTGTTCCACTTGCTCCCGGTCTTGCCCGACCAGCCTTCACCCTTGACCATCTTCCATGTCACCTTGGCGCCGCGGATTTCCTTGCCCTCGCGGGTCTTGGTCACGGCCTCGCAGCCGTAGTCGTCATCTTTGCCGGAGAACTGGAACTCCAAGTCCTCGGCGAAACGCTTACTCGCATTGATGATGGCGATAACGAACTGTCCCTGCCATCCGTACTTGCCGTTCACCGGCACCAATTGCTGGGCAATCATGAACGGGCTTACGCCAAGATGCCGGAAGGCGTGGGACAGGTTGAGCAACATCATGCAATTGGGAATGTTGTTGCGGTAGGCCGAAGGCAGAATCTCCATCTTGGAGAGGGCTGTGGCCATGCGCTGCGCGGCCTCGAATGCCGCCAGCGTAGTGAACATGTCGCCGACTTCGGGCGCCTTTTCCACCAGCGTCTGGAGTTGGCCGGAAGGTTGCGGTGTTTCCATAGGGGTTCCCGCGGTGGGTTTATAAATGAGGGTTGAGGTGTCGTTCATTGTCTTGTCTTTCATTGTTAATCCATGTAGTCCCAGTAACGCGGGAGTTCCAGTCCCATGCCATCGCCGGAACCGGGCGTGAAGACATTGTAAATTCGTGATTGGAAGCCCGGCCACTCCTTCTCGCCGTGCGTCTGGAGAAGTGTGTAGAACCGCTTGAGGCGCTCGTCCACGCGCAAGCGCACAGTGGTAAGGACGCTATCGTGGTAGGTGACACAGAGCACCTTGGGATTGCGCTTGCGCTTTTCCACGAAGATGGTGATGAAGTTCTGGTGTTCCAGTTGCGGCTGGCACTTGGCCATGATGCGCGGATACCAATGCGCCTGAATATCGTAGCCGTAATTGGCGATAGCCTTGGCCACGCTTTCTTCGGTCACTTCATCCATGAACTTGAGGTCCGCCGAGTACTGCGGCTTCCACAGGTCGTGGCGGCAGCGCGCGGGAATCTTCACCTGATTGCCTCCGACTTCAAGGTCCACCTCGGCGAACATACTGACCTCGGACTGGCAGCCGGGGATGATGGCTCCGGCGAGGGTGTCGCCGAGCAGGGCGTCGCGGATGCCCTTGAGGGTATCCATTTCCTCTTCGCCTAGCTTGCCGTCTTCCTTGGTGGAACCCACGCCCTTTTTAACCGTCCAGTGGGTATCGAACACATCCTGCCCTTCGAGCAGGAGCATGTGCGCAGCGCGGCCGAACTTCTTGGCGATGGAATCGTTCTGTTCGTCCTCGCGGTGCGGGTTCATCCAGCTTGCGCGCCAGAAGTCCACGGGCGTCTGCTTGGAAGAGAGCAACTTGATGAGGCTGCAACTGAGGGAGGGATGCGCGTGGTACTTCTCCGCAGGCATTTCGGTGGAGGGAATGATTTGGGCCATACTTATTCTCCTATTTCTCGAACTCGAAATTGCCGGTCAGTTCTTCAAGAGCGATGATGGCATCTTCGAGGTTTGTGGTTATCGTTTCCAGATGGCTGATACGTTCCTGCATCTCATCTCCTTTTTCACTCTCTTGCCACTTTTCACTTCGTGAATCAAAGGCCTCCTGAGCGCCATCGAATAAAACAGTAACGCGCTCGCACGCCTCGTTAAGGCTACCTTGCAGCATGCTCAGGTAGGTCATATCGGTTTTCTTCATGTTGGTTCCTTTCTGTTGTGTCCGCATAAAAGCATACGCCGTAAAATAGTGCAAGACCTATTTACAAATGCACAATGGTATGGCATAAGCCAGATACCAACATGAAAGGAAAACACCATGAAGAAATCGCTTTATCTTATAACCCGTGATGTTCCGGTAACTGGTTTACCTGTGGCCATATGGTCCTATAACGCTCGCGAGGCGGCTGACCAGTTTGCCGCCATCCATGCTTGGGAAGGCCGCATGCTGGTAACCCAGATACTAGGAGCCCGCGCACCCAAAGAAAATGATGCCCTCTGGATGAGTGCGCGCGGCACTTACATTGCCAATACCCAAAGTGTGGAGGCGTAACCATGAACCACACACCTACACCCTTAACCTTCCCCCTTACAACGGCGGAAACCACCATTGTAAAGGATGGCGTTGAGTTGCGCGCCATTTATAGTCATGAACATGATTATTACGATGAAACGGCTGGTGCCATCTCCGGGGCAGACCTCGTGGGATTTTTCGTAGAAAGTGACCTTCAACACGCAGACCGCATCGCGAGTAAATATCTGCCTTCGGATTTTGAAAACGTCCGGCTTCCCGCCGCCCTCGCCAAAGCGGAGGGCAAATAGCATGAGCAACGGACTTAACCTGTGCATTGCCATCGAGCGCGCCATTTGCCGCTCGCTGGTGAAGGAACTCATCCACCACGGTTTCTTCCTTGCGTGGGATGGCGGTGACCTAGAAATAGAGGATATTGGCGCACACCGCGTCCCTGCTGAGCTTCTCCACGGCACTGACGGCATGTTCAATTACGATGAGGGCCACCTGCTGGTGTGGAAGAAACCCAAAAGGGTGGGCTCCGACCGCCTAGCCGACGAGTTCGTGCGCATCGTGTTCGGCAACGATGGTTGGGACGTCATTAGCGATTATAGCTCGTCGCTGGAGCCTTACATCAAGAACACCTTGGCCTTCGCCGAGCAACTTGAGGACATCGACATAGATGACTTAGAAAAGGCCATTGCCAAACTTGTCAAAAGGGAGGCTCTCTAAATGACCGCTCACGACCTCAAATGGACGTACCGCTTCTTCCTGCTGGCGGTGATGCTGACCATTACCGGCATGAACCTGCTGTGGGGCTATGACGCCCGGCAGGCTGGGGCCGAGGCAGCCTCCCTGCGCCACCAGTTGCAACTGGCCGAGGCACCCCTATTGCCGCCGCCCGCGCTTTAACCCAACGAGGACAAGAACAATGAATAACCCTCACCCCAAGTTCACCCAGTTCTTCACCAGCCAAGCGTGCTTGGAGTTCGACCGGCCGCAACACAATGGCACCGACACCAGCATGGCTGCCGCCGAGCAGGTGGCGCCGCGAGTGAAGACCGATGGTGAGCGTATCCTCGCCGCCATTGGTGATGGCGATGCCACCAGCTTTGAACTGGTGGAGCAGTTGCACCTGCCCAAGCAAACCATCACCGCGCGCCTGAACGACCTGCTGCGCGCAGGCTGCGTGATGAAGACCGAGCTGCGCCGCGATTGCCCGCACACCCACGCCGCCCACACCGTGTATGTGACCACCGGCGTGCCCTACCGCAAGCCGCCCAAGGCGCCGGGCAAGTATGAGAGCGGCCGCCGTGACGGCATGCTGCACATCAAGGACCTGCTGGCCAAGCACATCGACACCCACTTCGGTTGGGTGACACCGCAGGACCTGCTGCGCCTGATTGATACCGAGATTAACAAAGGAGGAAACGACCATGCCTAACCTTGTCGAACGCCTGCGCAAACGCGCTGACCCCGCCGCCCCTAACAACATCTGGTTTAACCTCATTCACGATTGGAACCAGCAGCAACGCGATGAATATCTGCAAAGCCGCGAAGTAGCGATTAACCCGGTGGCTAAGGCATTATGCCGTTCTGGCGAGTGTATGTGTGGCACAACCCAAAGTGGGCTTGAACGCGCCGAGGCCGCACACCTTTATCCTGAATGGGGAAAGTGGCTGGATGCCTTGGAGGCCGAGGTAAAGGTGAAACATGGCTGGGGATGGGATGATAAGTGCCCTATTAAGCGCAAGACGCCGAACCAGTTAGATTTGTTCCAGCCCGCCTGTGTAGCCTGTTTAACCGGCGCTGAAACCATCCGCGCCCTGTCGCCCGAAACCATAATCAACGAAAGCCCTACCCATGACTAACCCCACCAGCACAGCCGATGTGCTTTACACGTTCTGCCATGAACCGAATTGCAGGCAAAAATCCAGCTTTCCGGTTGACGAGTGTTGCCCGTCTTGTGGTGCTAAATCGCTGTCCAGCGCAGCCGATGTGGTGCGCGAGATTAAGGCGGTCGCAAATAGAGGGCCGTGCGGAGTCTGTGGTTGTTCAGTTGAAATACTGGAGGACAATGTTATTGAAGCCATTCTCACCCACCACACGCAAGCAGCCGTGGACGCTGCCACCAAGCCTCTGGTGGAGGCTTTGGAGAAGATACGGGCCAACTCGGACCATGCCTTAAATTGCGGTCGCCACGTCGCTCATGGCTACCACGAAGACAATGCCTCCATTGCCGAGCAAGCCCTAGCCCAAGCGAAAGGGCAAAAGCCGTGCTAGTTTTTATCTTCATTGTGGGAACCATACATTTCCTCACCGGCGTGATAATTTGGACATGTTTCATCGCCTTGTCTTTTGAAATTGCAAAAACGGTTGGCTGGAGCGTGCCCTATAACTGGATTCTATTCTCATGGATATTCAGCTGGATAATCCTGCATGTCACGCCGTGGTTATATCGTAAATACTACCGGCCTAAATTGGTGGGCTTGGCGAAAGGGCTGCGCGATGAAACCGCCCCTGCTTCTGGCCGTTCTTAGTCTCGGCGCCTGCGTGCAGGCGCCGTTGCCTCTGGTGCAGGTGAAACACGATGTGGACAGCCGCATCGTCTACCGTCATTACGCAGGCTGGGACATGCGCCGGGTGGAGCGCGGCAGTGGCAATTGCAGCGTGTTCGCCTACAACTATTTCCTTGGCGCGCAGGCGGCTGGATACCACCCGAATATTGTCACCTGCCGCATGCCCAGCGGCGAGGGCCACCAGTATGCCACTGCGGCCGGGTGGGCCTTGGACATCCGTTACAAGATGCTCGTCCCGGCCGCCTCGGAAGACTGTCGTTAAAAGCGGCATGTGCCTTGCGGGTGAGTAGGAGATGTTGCCTTAATCCGGAAGGGCGGTTGTCGCGTACCGCACCGCCCTGTCCAATTCCCCTCGGTACGCTGGACTCTAATAAGACAAGGTACATCCCTCATGACGACCAGTTGGTTCCGACTCTGGCACGAAATGCCCAATGACCCGAAGTGGCGCACCATCGCCCGCGAGTCCCAAACCTCCATCTCTGACGTGATTGCCGTGGCCCTGCACCTGTTGACCGAGGCGAGTGCGAACGCAACCGAACGCGGGCGAACGCAACCGAACAACACCGAACACATTGCCTCTGCATTGGATATGGAAACGGGGTTCGTAGTGCGCATAAAAGAGGCAATGCAAGGCCGTTTTCTGGAGGGAGAACGCATTAAAAATTGGGCGAAGCGACAGCCTAAACGCGAGGATGACAGCGCAGAACGCGCGAAACAATGGCGTGAGCACAAAAAAGCCGAACGCAACCGAACGCAACCGAACGCAACCGAACGCCCAGATACAGATGCAGAATATATAGGGGATGTATCCCCTATAACCCCTCACCCCCTACCCCCATCCGATACGTTCACGCTGCCCGTCTGGGTGAACCCCGAGGTGTGGCGAGCCTTCGTGGAGCACCGGCAACGCCTGCGCAAACCGATGACCGACCATGCCAAGAAGCTCATCATCGTCAGGCTGGCCGACCTGCATGGCCGTGGCGAGAGTGCCGACGCCGTGCTCAACCAGTCCATCGAACGCGGCTGGCAGAGCGTGTTTTCAACCAAGGAGAAAAATCATGACCGACGCAGCAAACCGTCCCTCACCGAAACCATCGCCAGCCAGATTGCCGCCATCGGCGAATAACCCGGTCGCCATCGGCGCCTATCAGCCGGAGCACCAGCGCGCCATCGCTGCGAGCCTCGGCGCCTGCCTGATGGTGCAGCGGACCTACGGACGGCAGGGCGAGGACATCCGCGCCATGACCGCCATCTTCTGCCGGGCGTTGCAGGATTACGCGCCGCAGGAGGTGGTGCAGGCGCTGGCGACATGGCTCTCCAAGTCCAGCGAGTTTCCCACGCCCTACGACATCCGCCAGCTTATCGCGCCGCAACCGGTGTGGTCGCCGGTGCTGTTTCAGGAGCTTTTGGACAAACGCCGCCGTGGCGACATCCTGAGTCCGCGGGAGGTGGATTACGTGGCGGCGTTCAAACAGCACATGATGGCTGGTGTATAAATAGCACGAGAGGCGCCTAGGCGCCTCTCAGAATGAGTTTTATGATACAGTCTAGACGGTGATTCTCTTGACGATGGATAAAAGCTTTATACGCTCTTCCAGAAGGACGCGCACAACCCTCGGCGCCGGGCGCACGCCGTTGACCCAATCGCCCACGGTGTTGCGGTGGTTGCCGATGATATTGCCGAGTTGCTTGTTGTTGTAGCCTAGGATGGCCATGGCATCGCTGATGGTGTCGGCAGGATTGTCGGCCGACCATGTTGGTTCCGGCGCGATGCCGGGGGATTGTGAGTTTGTGTCCATAAAATGCACTATACAGTTGCATCCATCAAAAAGCAACGGTATGTTGAAGCGAGGCGGTGAAAAATACGCCATAACGGTTCCCAATAAGAAAGGACAGACCCATGTTCAACCACCGCAATGACAGTCACCACTATCTCGGCGGCCACACCCAGTCCCGCGAGGATATTCACCTGCAAGGCAAGACCGCACGCCAAGCCGATGCCTACTTCTCACGCGAACTCCCTGCTCTTCAGCCTGTTGGAGCACAGGTTTTCGATGAGAGCGGCCTGCCCATGGGCCCGGGTCCGATAACCCTGTCGGCCAAGGGTAGCCTCGAACTTAACGCCTTCGTTCGTGAGCACGTCGCCCGCTGCATGCAGCAACGCGACAACTTCATCGCCGCGTTCCTGACCCAGAATCCCGAAGCGCGCATAGAGGATTTTGTGATGGTGGAGGAACACCAGAAAGACGGTTCCACCCGCTTTGGCCTGATGCCGAAGCCGAGCGGCTTTGCTGCGGCGGAGGAATAATGGAGAACGGCTTGTTCTACCTGTCGTGCGCGCTTCTGATTATCGCCTTTCACGGTGAGCCGGATTTGGTGGATGCCGCCAAAAACCACCTCAATCATCAAGCATGTCATACCTCAAACAACGAAAGCCATGGAGATGCCAACGAATAAACTCAACGTGACGGAACAGTTGGTTGCAAGTTTGCGTAAGCGTGCCGAAATACGCCGCCAAATACCAAATCGCAAGAGTGTACTGAATGGTGAACCTGACCGGATTGCCGACTTACTGGAAGAGGCAGCAGATGCTTTGGCGATGGCTCCGGCTGTGAGTGAGACTCACTTGGACAGCAAGCTGTCTGTGCTGCCCGGCGTCGAGAACTCTTGTACCTGTATGGGAACGCCTAGTTGCGGCGACGGAGCTTTTGAAGCGCAGTTGCGTCGTACATGCCCCGTGCATGGTGTAGCAGCCCAGCCCAGCCAGCCAGTGAGTGCCGAGGCGGTAAAAAATGTCTTTAGATTGATTATCGCGCACCACATCTACCTCAATGTAGCTAAAGGCCGCGACCCTCAAAACGGTAATACCATACGCCTTGCGCGAGAAGGATTTGCAGCATGCGACAGCGCCCTACGCGCAGCGAAGCTGGAAGGCGCTCGGCTGGCTTTGGAGGCTGCTGCTAACTGCCGTGTTCCTACCGGTTCTAACGGTGACCGCGCGGGGCGCCTTAAACGAGCCATCCGCGCCCTGTCGCCCGAAACTGTCGTGGAGGGCGTGTAGATGGCCAAGCGTCACAGGTGGAACCGACAAAACGGCTGGGCCGTCTGCGAGGATTGCCATGTGCGATACAGCACCGGAATGCTCACCAAGTCCTATGAATGGCCAAACGGCATGAGAAGCGACACTGCCGGGATTTGCGCGGCAGATGGCTTTAAGCACACCCCGAATTGGGAGATTTGGAAGGAATATTACGAACCCAACGAAAGCCCCAGCCATGACAACCAGTAACCCCACCAGCGCAGCCGATGTGGCGCGGGAGATTATTGACGTACTCGGTTATGCCGTACCGGCTGGCTGGAAAGATGAGTTTGTTGAAAGGACTGAAGCCATCATAGACCGCCACACGCAAGCAGCCGTGACCGCTGCCACCAAGCCTCTGGTGGAGCTTATGGAGAGCATCAATGCCGACCTGAATGTGGAATACGCACGTTCACGAGCCTTGGTGGAGGCTTTGGAAATGGCGAGAGCAGAATTGCGCCACCGTTGCCCCGGTGATGGAACCGTACCGCACACCATCCGCGCGATTGACGAAGCCCTAGCCCAAGCGAAAGGAAATGGTGATGAATAAAGCCGACAACCGTTTTTATCGTAAAAAAGGCAGCGAGTATATTATACGGGAACTCAACGCTGACCGTGGTTTGCAGGAGTTGGTGTTCCGCGCTTTCGTGTTCCTCGTCTGGTTTTCCTTGGGCGAAGGCGTGGCGCTGATTATATCCCTTGTTCACGGGCCCACACGATGGCTCATGGTCCCTCTGGTTTTAGGTGGTTGGATAGGATACAGACATGGAGAATGGGTATGTCGTTGAGAGTCCTCGTCACAGGCGGCCGCGATTACACCAACCGCACACTGGTGTTCAACACCTTGTCCAACATGGCCAACGACATTAAGATTCTTGCCCAAGGTGGCGCGCGCGGCGCCGATGCGCTGGCCAAGGAGTGGGCCATCCAGAACGGCAAGTCATGGATAACCTATCCGGCTTACTGGAAGAAGCACGGTAAGTCCGCTGGGATTATCCGCAACCTGTGGATGCTGGAAGAGTTCAAGCCTGACCTCGTGCTGGCCTTCCCCGGTGGTCGCGGCACCGCGCACATGGTGGCTGCCGCCCGCGCCAGAGATGTGCCGGTGCGCATCGTGGCGGAGGTCACCCATGAAAACCTGTTCACGCGCCTGCAAAGTTTCCTCTGACCGAAAGTTTCCCCTCATGCCCGCCACCCCCTACTCCCCCCACATCGAAGCCCTGTACGGCCTCACGCTCAACGAGACCACCGCGCCGCTGGTCATCGCCGCCGCCCACCACTGGGCGCGCACCGTGGCCCTCAATCTTGAAGACCGCACCCAGACGGTGGAGGACATCGCCGCCGTTGACCCCGAGGGCCTGCGTGTTCTCGCTGCGGCCTATCTCTCGTTGAGCCGCCACATGGGCAAGCGTGTGCGCAAAATCAAGGGGAAGGTCCAGTTCGAGGGCATCCTGCGCGTCTCCTACCCGGCGCTCGACGGCGGCACCCACATCGTGGTGGAACTGGTCAACGAGAACGGCAACGGCGCGGGCCTCCAGCACATCTACCTTCCCGACCAGTTCAAGGAGGTCAAAGACCCCGCATGAACCACCGCGAAGACGCCTTCCAGATGGCGGTGCTCAAGTTATTGGCACTCGCGTATCCCCTCGCCATCCCTTTCCACGTACCCAACGGCGGCAAGCGCAACGCCCGCGAGGCCGGGCGCCTGAAGGGGCTGGGGGTTCTCGCCGGGATGATGGACTTGGGTATCATCCGCCCCCATGGCCGTATCGCGTGGCTGGAACTCAAGGCGCCCGGAGGCACTCTCAGCAAAAGCCAGCAAGCCCTCCATCCCCGCGTGCGCGCCCTCGGCCACGCGGTG